GCTGTACTTGTAGGTTATTAGCAATATCTTTAAGCTGCTCATAGCTTAACTTCTCCGGCTGTTTTACTTCCATAGCTTTACTTGCTTTCATGGCTTTATTTGCTTCCATAGCTTTAGTCATAATTAAAATTCTTTACCATATTTAGCTCTATAAAGAGCTTGCCATTCATTAATTGAGGTAGTAGCAATATCTGTACTGCCACAATCATTACAATATTCTGAGATGCCAGATTCGTTATAAGCCATGATAACAAGGCTTAAACACTTCTTACAGTAGTATACTGGCTCTCGATTATAATCCTCCTTACTCCACCTAACTTTCTCAAAGTCGGAAGGAGACTCTAAAGGAGGACACTTGGGCTTAATTAATTCTCCTTCCATTGCTTAAGATATTGGTTAAAATCTATCTTCTTAAAAGCCTCTATAATTCTTAACTCCGTAGACTCTACATTCTTCTCAGTAAGATCTTCTGATTCATCACTTACTATAAAGAGTGTTTGAAAACCACCATCGTATAAGAGCTGAAGCTCTAACCCAATAGATATTTTACTATTAGTAGTTGAGAATGGGCCCCATAGAATCAACTTATAAGGCGGGGAGTAAGCCTCATTAAATGCCTCAATATAAGCTGTTAGATGCTTCACTCTCATTAACTATTACACATTTAGTAGACAGGAACATATATGCTACTGATAAGGCATTCTCTATAGAGACTCTTGTAACCTTTGCAGGATCAAGAACATTAGCCTCAAGAGCATCCTCATAGTAAATTGGTAGTGTATCAAGAATTAACTTTCTACACACCATTAATGCTTTTGCAAGAATATGGTAACCTTTCTTATCAAGAGCCTTAGCAATGTCTTCCTGTATGATACCTGCTCCTACAACAACACCTTCCTCAATGGCTGCTCTAGTAGCACATACCGCATCTTCAATACGATCCTTCTTCTCAGACATCTCAATCTCTGTAGGTGCTCCTACATAAATCACTGCTACACCTCCTGAAAGCTTAGCAATACGTGCCTTAATATCATCAATAAGATACTTAGGATAGTCATTCTTTAGAGACTCTTTAAGCATTTCTACACGCTTTGTAATAGCCTCATTTGACTCTGTAGAACCTATAATAGTAGTCTCTTCAGAAGTAACTACTACCTTCTTGACTACTCCTAAGTGCAAATCCTCATTAGGATCAGGAAACTTATCATATACCTGAGATCCGGTAATAGCAGAAATATCTTCCAGTAAATCTTTCTTATATTCACCTACACCAGGTGTACGAATAGCTGCTATTTTAAGCAAGCCTCGCTGCACATTTCGTACAATAGCATTAATTACCTCAGGAGAATAATCATTAGCTATAAGAAGTATTTCCTCGTTATCCTGGACTATACATTCTAGGATAGAGAATAACTCTTTAACATTGTTAAGAATACCATTGTAAATTAGTACTCTAGGGTTGTTTAATACTGCAGCTCTATTAGCAGGATCGTTTATAAAATAGGGAGAGATATAACCCTTGTTAATCTTCATACCCTCTACGGTCTCTGCATAAGTGTCAAAACCATTAGACTCTTCTAGGGTTATAACCCCATCATAACCAATCTTTGAGATAACATCAGCAATAAGTGTGCCTATAAATTCATCTCCATTAGCAGAGATTGTGGCTATATGCTTAATACTATCTGGTGTATCACCAACTTTGGTGGCTAGGGATTTAATAACTTCCCTAGCTACCTCATTGGATTTCTCAAGTTCTGCTCTGAGACTCTTAGCATCTGCACCAGCAACTAGCTGTTGATAGATGAGATTTATAAGAGCCTGAGCAATGATTGTAGATGTTGTAGTACCATCTCCTGCCATGTCAGCAGTCTTAGCGGCTGCTTCCTTAACAAGCTGTACTCCTACATCATATAAAGGCTCTGGAGAGTTAATAGCTCTGGCTACAGTAACACCATCTTTAGTAACCTTAGGATAGTTATCCTCATAGATAACTACTGTATTACCCTTAGGACCAAAGGTTACCTTCACTGCATCAGCTAAGAGATCTACACCCTTCTTAACTTCTGCAAGTGCGTCTAAGCCAAATACTATATTCTTACTCTTCATTACCCGTAAATAAGTTTACCTAATAGTTTATTAAACTGCTTAAGGACTTTTGTAAGCTCATGAGCAGCACTCTCAGTCAACGGATCTCGTACCTCATCCTCAGTAAGATCTCCAGGTACAGGCTCATCTTTACTAACTTCCTTACGAAGAACCATCCAAGTCATACTATGCAGATCTTCTTGAGTGGGAAAATACTCCCACATGCCTGCAGAATTTACCTTTACTAGGGTAGGCTTCTCAGGAAAATCACTCTCTACATTAGGCAGAAGTTCTATGATAACACTAGGACCATTAGGGCCTTCTGAAATGTAATGAGTTCTAGTCATAACTAGATTGTCAGGATCTCCCATAATCTTCTCCAATGCTTGGGAGAATGTGTAATACCTCTTTCTTGCTTCCATAAAATTAATTAATTATTTCTTATCAACTACTTCCTTACCAAACTTATCAACAGCCCAGTACGAAGCGATGCCTGCAGCATAACTGCACAGACTCAATAAGGTCCCCCAAAAAGGGACGATCTTAATCATTGCTAAGGCGCTAATTATTACGGCTGCACCAATACCGATCTTAATCCAAGTTTTCTTACTCATAGGTTTAAATTTAATTAGCTGGGAGAACAGGGTTCGAACCTGCGTTACCTTGATTAACAGTCAAGTGCCTAAACCATTCAGCCATCTCCCAAAGAAAGGGTTTTATGGACTTTGTAAAGAACTTTACATTACCAAGGGTACCCTCTTACCCGTGCCAGCAGAGAACCTGCTGCATTTGACATGAATAATAGTATTTATTAACAACTACCCTTGTAGGGTTACACAAGCTAAAATAATACCTATAAATACAAACTATAGGTTAATAAACTATTAAAGGCTAGGAATTTAATTAGAAACCCAATACTACCTCCTAGTATTGTTAATGCCCAATCAATCCAGTCCCATTTACCTCCATGCTGTTTATCTTTAAATTCCATTCCGCTAGCTACACCAATAGCCATGCCTAAATCAATAAAGCCTACTGGTATAGCATAGGTAAGATGCTTCCATCTATTCGATGCTTTAAACCATTCTAATATTCTTTTCATTGTATTAATATAATGCAAATATACAAAAAATATTTGATATCTCCAAATATTTTATCAATTATTTTTAATAATTTCTGAATATTTTTGAAATAGGATTATCATAATATTCTTTATTTAGATAAGTAGCAACTTCTTTTCTTCTATCTAAATGAGGCTTTCCTGGTCTAACATAATTTTCGGAAATAATTTCTACTAAATCAGTTAAAGATTTAGAATTATTAAAAAAAGATTCTTTAGCTTCCCTTGCTGTATCAAACCCATTGCTTTTCCCTCCATGTCTCCATTCTCCTCGTTTTAAACCAGCAACATTAGTTGTGATATATCTAGCTTGCCTTTGTAATTCTGGATCTAATACTCCATCAAAATCATGAATAGGTTGAAATTCTTTTAAGCTAGCTTTACGGGAAGGATCTGTAAATTGGATAAGACCTTCTCCAGAACCTCCTCCTATTTGTTGCATGTGAGGATCTGCTCCACTTTCAACAATATAATTACTCATTAAAGCTATAGCTTGATTATGGGTTAATCCAGATCTTCTATGTTGATTATATAGATAATCAAGATTTCCTCTATTTTTTCTAATATAATTACTATCCCAAGTACTTGATAATTTCCCCCCATCATTAAAACTATTTACTCTACGAAGTGTAGGTTTATAAGGAGAGGTAGCATATTCTTCAGGACTTAATGTAAAATATCTACCAGTAGATGAATCAATATAAGGACTATAACCACTAGCCATATCCTCCCTTATAGCCATACCGAAAGTAGGATGCTTAGGATTTTTAAGAATCATACCAGTTCTCGGGTCTCTCGAAGCCCAATGTTGGGTTCCTGGATTATACATATTTCCTACCTCTTCCGCAGTCTTGTAGTCATAGTATTGATCAGGATTATCATACTCATTCCTTAAAGGACCCCCATAAGCAGCCAGCTTCCTACCATCCTTCTCAAGGCTAGACTTAGTAGAAGCTACATTATTAAGCAAGTGGAGTAGATACTCATCACTATAACGATTGATTATATCTGTATCATCGTATTTCTCACGCCACTTCTTAATATCTTCTACCGTGTACTTCTTCTTAGGATCAAGCTTATTTAAATACCTAAACTGCATTAAACGAGCGTAGATCTCATCAGCAGAATCCTTGTAAGAATTATACTGCTTACCCTCCTGTAACTTGTCTCCTTCAAAGCCATACCTGATAGTATTAATCTGTGGATCAGCATTCAAAGAATGAGTCAACTCATGAACATCAGTACCAGCATATGGACTGATATAGGATATAGAGTGACTAGAAGGATTATAAGCTCCACCAGTATGATTAGAGAGCCTCTTTATAGCCTCAAATTCTGATTCAGGAACATGTGGGAACTTCGTATTACCTAGAACATCATATTGCTTGACAGTACGTAAATTCTTTAATTGATTCTGATACTCTTTAAAAGCAGCTTTATTAGACCAACTCTTAGGTAATACACTATAAGGAACCATCGTAGAACCACTGTTTCTAAAATTCTCCTTAAACTGCTCCTGCCTATTAGATAACCATGAAGCTATGAAATCTTGAGCAGGAGTGCTCTGAATATTATCTACTTCACCACCATCAGTAAACTTATTGTAATGATCCCTCATATCACTAAGCCGGGTCACTCCACTCCGTAGATAAGTATTCATTAACTTAGCTCTCTCACGCATGGATAAAGACTCCCATCTCATCTCACAACTCCTCCTAACTTATCAGCAGATTTCTCTACAAAGAACTTATAATAATTATAACTCTTGTGATAATAATCCTTGATTCTACAGAGTACATTATGACCACCACTAAGCAGTCCTACAGTGGGCAAATATAATGGCCCTAGCCACTTACTTTGTATCCCATGACCAGACTCATGCTTAATGGAATTCTTTAAACTAACCCTGATATTCTTGTTATTCCAATCATACCTATTGTAGTCTAAAAGTACATAGTATCCTAAAGATATTCCCCCAGGAAACTTGTCATAAATATATACTTGTTGGTCCTTATACTCAAAGGTCTTTAACCTCGTATTCTCATAAAAAGGTAACAATATTGCCCCTAATAAACTCTGGGGAAACTCCCAAGTCCATCTCCTAATCTTTACCCATGTATTCATCACTTCTTACGTTTACGCCGCTTACTAGGCTTTATTAAAACTCTATAATCTGTAGATACCTCAACCAACTTACCATCTTCATAAGTTAGCCTTAAATCTAATACACTATTGGGTCTTGGGACTCTCTCATAATCTATCGAAAGATCATAGTCCTCAACTTTAATCTCTCCTACCTGAATGCTTCTTCTTCGCATACTTCATACCCTCCTTAACATATTCAAAAAACTTATTCAACGTCTCCTCACTTAGAGGATATTCATCGGGACTCTTAATAGGATGATCCCTTAAAAACTCTTCAAAATCTTCGAAGGTTAACACCTTCTTCTCATTACTCATAATTTTAGTAAATCATTAATCCTAGCTACTTCATGGATAACTTCACCTAAATGCTCGGCAATGCCATCGTAAAAGTAAAACTCTCCATTAGTGGCGCTTATACCACACAACTCCCTGGCCCTAGATTGCTCTTTACGTAACATATCTATAACCTTCTCTAAATTACTTCGTTTACTCATAAAGATGATTTATAAAAAACTTTTGCAATATACAAAAAATTTCCCATATTTCCAAATTTTTATATAATAAAATTTTTTACAAAAAAATTTTTTAAATTATACCAAATGTGTGGGAGTGTGACATATTCCCCAATAAGCCCCCCTCCCCTCAAACTTTTGGGGTTATCCCCCCGTCAGTTCGGGGAGGAGTGTTATAAAAGCGACCCAGCCAGCCTTCGGAGGACCGAACAGCAGAAGCACTCCGCACTGTTGTTACGAAACTCAACGGTATAATTGTAGCCTCACCGGATCAAAGTAGGTTACAACGTATCATAAACTTTATAAGTTATGGCCAAGGCTGATATTATTGGCAAGCTGTATGTGCGGCAGCTCAAGAAGGATGAGACCGATCTGGACATCATCATCACCGCAATTGAACCGGTCATTCGCTACGAGAATGTGATCGGTGCTGATGGCGAACCCACAGGGGAGCGCAAGATGGTCACGGACGACAAAGGCGATCCTGTATACGACAATCGTCGTCGTCGCATCCACTATAAGGTGGAAGGGGAGGACAAGCCGTTCAGTCAGTACGTATTCACCAACACGTTCACTGACGGCAAAGTTCCGACCATCACGGACTACAAGAAGGGTCTGAATGCTCGCATGACGGTATGGACCGATGACGAGGATCGCATCCAGGTCTCGATGGTTGCCTACAATCCTGGTGACTCCGTGGTTGTTGCAACCAGTACTCTGGAAGCTCTCAACTCGGGCAATGCTACGTTCGCAATGAAGTAGCGGAATTCTCCTCACACTCATCACTGGGTGTGGGGAGATATTTTATACCTCTCCCAAGTATGCATTACCGTGATAAATCTGGGAGATTTTGGTATCTCTTACGTACGCGTACAGATCTAATTAGTCCTTATTAGTCCTACGACTATAGTCGTAGAAATAATTATACGCGAAGAGATGGTCTAATTTTATTCAATCAATCTATGAGGGTATTTGAATTTCAACCCAAGTATCGTAGGTGCAAGCATCACCTTATTCATGCTTTAGGAGTAGCTCTCTACAAAGCTGGTATTACTACTGGTACATATTACCCCAATCCTCTAGGATCTGGTATTCTCCATGTAGTAGCTGCTGATGATGATAACATCATCAAAGCTGTTGTAGTTGTTAAGCCTGGTATTCGGAGCAGAGCTTCTATTCCTGTAGAGTATCTCTCACTTGGTGATAATGTCAAGGCTTTTGCATTAACATCATTTGATGATATTGATTCATTGGTGAAGGAGATCTCTGAAATTATCAAGCCTGGGGAGAAGAATTAGTCTTCTCCTCTTCAATTATGTGAGAGGTGTGTAGAGTAGAGTGAGGTATTATCTCCCCAATACCCTTATTTCGCATTTTAAGGCCCCATATTTGGACGATCTATATAATTTGGAGTAACTGTCCATTCCCGATATTTTATTAAGTATTTGCTACCTTAAAATCCTTTTCTTTGAAGCCTTGCATAAACATGTGCAGATCGTTTAGGATATTTATGTAACAAATACCATTTCACTAACTCTTATTTGCATGTATTACGCCCTAATAGTACATGCAGTTGTTGCATTTAGCCCAAAATGTAGCAATCCTAGCCTGGTGTAGATTGATTTCTTATCCAGGCGCTATACTCATAGACTTACTTAAATTGGTTAAATTTACACGTTCTTGCATGTTTTAGCATTATAGTAAGTCTATGAGTTTTCACAGAATATTCATGTAATAACCTAAAGTTATGAAAGCATTTTTGATCCCCACAAAAGACCCTAAAGCACCCGTTTGTTACCAAGTATTAACTGCTGTAACCAGCAGTGGTGCTGATTACGAAAGTCAATATTATCATGTTCTTGTAACTGATGGTAAACTTGCAAGAATGTGTAGTGATACGCGATTAGGCTTAGCTTATCCTTTACAAAAGTACATAGATCAATTTAAGTAGTATCCATTGTGAAATGTTTATCTACTAGTGCATACTGTCAACGTTCTTAACACCGTATGACATTCTTTCATTATAGGCGGTATGCACATTCTTATATCACTAAAGTGATTAAATTCCTTGATAAGCTTAACAGATTGCAGCTGTTAAGTATAAACAAGTAAGCTGACTGCAACGGCTGGGCTTAAATGGGACCTCATAACTAATTGTTATGAGATAACCCATGCCCGGGGTAAGAATAATGTTGCCCTGACACAAGGATTCCTGATAGTTACTTACCTTTAGATATGAGTAATATAGGAGAATCATGTTATCACATTATAACTGTTTGTGGTAACATGGACAGGGGAGTTCGAATCTCCCTACAGGAACTAATTAGGGCCTTTAGCAAAATTGGTTAAAGTCATGTAGCTCAATGGTTAGAGCAGGACGCTTATACCGTCAAGGTTCAGGGTTCAAGTCCCTGCATGACTACTAAAAGATTACATTATGATACCCTATATAACAGTACTAACACTATTAGTAGTACAATTACTACTGATAGTAGTATTGAACGATAAGATTGAAGTTCCTGATTGGATTAAATTTTGTGCATTTATTCCTGTAATAGGATTAATAGCAGAAATTATAGCTGTACTATTCTACAGAAATTAATCTCTATTAAGAGGTGAAATATTTTACTCATCACGGACTTGTATCAAGGATGCAAGGATGTCGGCAGTTCGTCCTCTGTCGTATCGAAAAGGGCCTTTCACGTAATCATAATGATACGATTGTGAGCCATGCGACCCTCTGTTAAGGCTAAATTAGTCTATTCCACGGTTACAAAGAAGGCTTTGATACTAACCACACTCAGCAAGTATCGTCGAGGTAAGCGCCCTCGGATCAAAGCTGGTGACTACATCAGAGTCTTTGGCAAGTTGGTAGACATTTCATCAATGCCTGCCTTTTTGAAGAATTAATTAATTACTGTCTAGATCCAACCATTTACACTTACTTTGAATGTAGTAACTCACTGAATGGGGCTCATAAGACATACTACCTGGAGCCAGTGTAGAACACGATTTGTTAAGAATATCAGCTCAGTATACTTCGTGAGATACTAGTGCCTGCGTCACCCCCTTAATGCGGCAGATATCCTTAATAAGGAGCAGTTAACCAAGTCAGGTGCAGTAATTTTTTAATAATTCATTACACAATCACAAACATTTAATTACACAATTCATTATGCTTACTGTTATTCCTACCGGAAGAGTAACCCCGAAGTTACGGTTCACTCTTAATGCAGACCTTAAAGGTTGCAAATATCACAAACGTATCGTTTCTCACCCCAAGACACAGGAGCCCTTATTCCAGGAAGTCCTAGGCATTGACTTTGCCAATAAAGGGTTTGAATCCCTCTCATACAACTGCAAATTTTATGCAGGTAAGAAGGAGATTTCCTACAAGAAGTTCGTAACCAAGACTACCCGCCGAGCCATTGAAGAAATGGTACGTAAGGCTATTAAAGCAAACTAACACAACCATGTCTAAAGCAAGAGGAGCAAGTGCTGCACGTCGCAATCGTCGTGGAGCAGATATTTTCAAGGTACGCCCCAGCAATGTGGGTATAGGTAAGCGATTCAATCGTATGCAGGTAATTTCTACGTTGGATGAACTGCATCACAAGCCTGTCATCTCCAAGATCATCTATCACTTCAACGACCAGCACTATTAGTGTATGATGACTGTTATGGTGAAACGATACAAGGATCCTCTTATCCGAAATATTTTCCGGATAGGGGACCTTGTTCGTTGTACTAACGGATACTCTGCGTATATAGTACTAGTAACTCGTTCTACTAACAGAAACAGCACAATCACTATCGATTCTATCTAACAATGATCTGGCTCATTCTACTCTTAGCTCTGGTAGCAACATTTTGCTTCCTAGAGAATCTCGTAAACACTCTGAATGCTCCTCGTGACGTCTATGAACCTGGAATCTCCACAGCAGCAACTTACGAGAAGTATCAGAAGAAGAGACGATCCCTCGCTCTGGATCGCATGATATACATGTGGTTCGCAGCATTGTTCTGGATGATATTCGTATGCCTCTGGAACTAATCTCTCTATTATCAGTAATTATCATTCCATTATTAATACTGTTGCTTATGAAAGCAATAGATCTTTTGATGGGATGGATTATTACTGTTACTACAAGGAACAAAAGTTTAGTAACCACTACACTTAGTAAATATGAAATACAATCTGAATCAGGAGTTGAACAGCATTCAGCTCATTGATATCTACCTTCAGCGCCAGAAGATTATCTGGACTAAGGCACAAGTCATCGAGAAACTGGGACGTTTCCTGACTTTCCGAGAGCTCCAACTTTTCCATAAGAATCATCAGATCAGCGATGCTGAACTTGGATTCTACATGGATATGAAGTCTCTCAGTACCTTTACTGAGAATCAGCTTCGGAAGCTTCAGGACTTTCACAAAGCCTTGAAGTAACTATGAGTAATCTTAAGGAACTACTCCAAAGCTGCCCTGTACTATATCCTAGCACTCGGGAGGGTGAAGGAGATGTGCTGGTGACTCAAGATGATAACTATGAATATGCTGTAGGTGTAACCCTTGACTTCCTCCCTGAGGAGCGTACATGGATTGCTTCCTACAGTGATTTCGTTGAATCTGAGCCCATGCTCAATCCTGAAGATGCTGTAGAAGATCTTCAGAAGAAGCTTCGTTTACGAGGTTTAATGTAATACCATCCGAGGGTGAGTAGCTTAAGGACAAGTGGCCTCCAAACCCACGTTGTATGTTGAATAAAGCGCTGACTAGCTATCCCGTGAGCTCAACCGTAGTATTCTACGAGGTCAGAAGTTGTGCATTTGAACTGTACCTCACCCTCATAAAGGGATTTAACTCAGATGGTTAGAGTATCTCGCTGATACCGAGAAAGTCCCAGGTTCGAATCCTGGAATCCCTACTGGGAGAAGTGGAAGTATAATTAGTACTATTAATAGTTAAACTTTCACTACTATGAACAATGTTACACAAGAACTTGAACGTTTGATAGGTGAAACTATTAAGCTTCAGGAAGAATGTCGAGTATTAATCGACGAAGCTAAACAATTGTTAATATCCTACTATTGCAATTGTCACCACTCCGAGGCTGAGGAGTGAAAAACTTGGTGAGTATAAACCAGTAGGTTTATTGCCTAGTAATGGCAAAGGGTTCCTATATACTATAAATAAAACCCTGAGATAATTACCAGCTAGTAACTGAGGATATATATCAGCTCAATATCCTAAAGCACAAACACTTCCTTTCAAGGGGTAGGGTGTAAAAACCCTATCCTTTTTATCAGAACTTATTAAATTATGCGTAAGATAGGTGAAATTTTTAATCTAAGCGTAAGTAGGGATACATGGCTTAGAGTTGCTGCGGGGCACCCTGACATGAAGTGCAGGAGCTTGGAAGATCCTACACAAGTATGTATTTTTCGAAGAATGAGTTGTGCTTGTGGCGCGGACTACAAGATGGATACAGGAGCTTGTAAAAGGTCTGGTTGTGATGTTCCTGAAGTTATCTTTCTAAGAACTATTGCTCCTCCTAAAGTAATTGAATTAGGGACTCGCAAATGTATAAAAGCCCCTAACTCTGTAACTACAATAGGTAAGGAGTATATCTTAGAACGACTAGTTGACAGTGAGAATTTTAGATTCGTAGATGATACAGGAGAATATACCTATATTATGAAGGAAGATATAGGGGAGTTCTTTGTAAGACTCTAGTACTGGATGCTCCTGTAGTTAAAGGGATATAACTAGGGATTTCTAATCCCTCATTACAGGTTCGAGTCCTGTCGGGAGTACTAAACATTATTACTACTATGTACATAGACAAACGGTTTAAGTATAAAAATCTTGATGCAAAGTTGCATCGGGATTTAGTGGAGTGGTTTACACCCGGGGATGCAGAGATTATTAAGAAGCATCTTGCAGCTGAAGAGGGGATAACTCCCGATACAACAGTTGAAATAAGCTCAAGTATAGGATATCAATATGGTTACATAACAAGAGTTTCCATAATTAATCCTGACGGCTCTACAAATATTGTAGCCTACTACAAATTTGCGGAATCTGACCAAATTCTTAGAAATAACATTGGCGAAGAGGATATGGAGGAAGAAGCTCCCTGGAGGGGGATAATTTAACTCATAAACTTTTATAACCCGGGATGGATAGTAATTATAATTGCTATAATATCCGGTAATGAAAGGGCTCGGATGGTGAAATTGGTAGACACGAGGGACTTTGAATTTAAACAGATGGATTATGGTTTATGAAAATTGTAGATTTTATGGACCATACTTAGGTAAGAAGGATAATAGACTGAGATGTGTTGTAGTATTTCCGAATGGAATAAAACGCACTATATCTTATCCTAAATATTTAATGGAGGTCCATTTGGATAGATATTTAGAAGGAGATGAAACTGTTGACCATATTGATGGAAATCCCTTAAATAATGAATTAAGCAATTTACAGATTTTACCAAGAAAACTGCACTCATACCTAGACACTAAAAGGTATAGAGATGTAATAGTTACTTGCCAAATGTGTAAAAAGCCATTTCTCTTAAAGGGAACTAAACTACATAATTGTAACAGAGGTGACCACAATCAAAGCGGTTACTTTTGTTCAAAACAATGTGTTGGTCGATATGGAAAGTTAATTCAACTTGGTTTAGTAAAACCTACTACTGTGGACAAAGTAGTACCTAATATCTATAAGGTAAAGAGTGCTCAGGAGGAAACTTCTGAAGTAGAAGTGGGCTAAAACGGTGAATGTGTCAGCCTTATAAACGACAAGAACGCCGTGCTAAATTGAGTAAAACTCATAAATGTGTAGAGACTATATACCCACAACCTAAGTCGAAAGATATGGTTATAACATAGTCCGAGTATTTATATGTCACAATAAATACTTGAAAATCCCTTGGCCAGTAATGGCCTTGCGGGTTCGACTCCCGCTCCGAGTACAACAATTTGTGCCGACAAATTGGTTAATGTTTCATTTCTTACCCTGGGTTAGCTGTGAAGCTTGTCCCAGGTTTTTAACTAGAACTCTTTTTAACTTATATAAGTTATGAAAATTTACCAAAAGACCAAATTTCACCAGAGTGGAAATGTAGTAGTCTGTATCATGACTGCTAAAGTTAACACTTTCTGCATGTCTTTCAATGCAGGATCTGTTCGAGGCATTGCACGATGTGCTCCTGAAGATCAGTTTGACCTTAAGAAAGGCCTGATGATTGCAGAGTCAAAGGCTACTCAGAAGATGTACAATCGTATATCCTCTACCCTGAGTAAGGCTCTGAAAGAGACCTACAAAGAGTTAGAGTATCTGAAGAATGAGCTCAATCGTATTGCAGATCTTCAGGATACCGAGGAACAGCATTTCGAAGAGATTTGTCAATAATAAGACCTGCAACTTTAGAACAGACTTATTAATATTAAACTCCTAGGGCACGAGTATAAACTACCCTGCCGGCGGGTGTGGTGGAATGGAAGACATGCTAGACTTAGGATCTAGTGGAGCAATCCGTGGAGGTTCGAGTCCTCTCACCCGCACATTTATAAACTAATTCTAGTAATTATGTCACTATATCTAAGATTATTTATACTCTGGGTAATACTCTGGGGTATACCTTACCTCATCGCCAAAGTTCAATGGAAACTCTATAAAGCTGATAATGGAGGCTTGAACTATAAATATTGGAGTCGGGATAATGGATGGTGGATAACATCCCACCTCTTTTTCATGACAGGAATTATTATCCTATCCTTAACAGGATTCTTTGTATTCCTCCTATGGTTCTTTCCTGAGTTAAATAATTTTGGATTATGATACACACTTAATTACCCACTTTCGAAGATACTTCTTACTCGCTTACTACACGAACGTAGATAACTTTAGCTCTGATTGTGTACAAATCAACTAAGGAAGAGGCTATTCAGTACTGGAACAGGAGTAAAATCTGATTCCACAGATGTTAAGTATTGTAGATTATATCAGAGAGAGAGTTACTTCTATTATAGATTTCAGGTCTTGAGATATACCAGTTGGAAAATGCTGGAGTGGGTAATTTTTAATTACATTGCAAATTAACTAAAATTTATTATACGAAGGTCAAATTCAATAACAACAAGAAATACTGGTATAAACCAGGAAGAGGATAAAAGGGATGTACTAATTAGAGAGGAAGGTCAGACTGGTGTATAGTCGCATGTAAAGTATGGCACAGACAAAAGATCTGAATAATAGTCCATTACCAGCACACTCTAATTTTGTAGGCTTTCAGGCTTAAGTAAAAGACCAAGTGAATCTTAATGAGTAATGATTATTACAAAGCAGCTCAGCCAAAGCATTAAATGAGTAACGATGCTACCAGGTGAGTTAGGTGAAATTCCTACAACAGATGATGCTATGAATTGTAATGATATAACCTGGATCATTAAGTACTTGCCCAAATCGAGAGTCATTTATACTCTCCTCAATAACTTGGTAAGAGAGGAGATTTTTACATAATTATATCTCGTGGAAATGATAAGAGGATGGATGCTTACCTGTTCTCTGATATGATTATGTTTAGACTATAGGAGTTTGATCGCTCCTATAGTCACTAATTTAATTGTAACTATTATGGAGAAACCTATTTACAGTCATCTGACTCAACTACCTGGAGGGATGGTAGTAAATAAAAGGATGTATGATTACATTCATAACTTCTTATTCATGAATCCTCAATACTCTATAGAAAGGCTTTTGGGAATGAAAAATTCGTCCCTTTATACCGTAGAACTAAAAGATTTAAGTATGGAAGGATTTAAGAACCTGTTCTATGCTATTGTTAAATTAGATGTGGGTAAAAAGTAACTAACAGAATGAGTGTAAATATAATAATTTTCATTATCATTGGAACATTTCTAATGGTACCACTCTCAAGCGTGTCAGCATGTTACTACATATTTTACTACAAAAACTATCTAGTCTGGAAAGATATATACACCCACGCTGCAGATTGTGAACTGCTCTATGATATTGGATGGGCAGCTGCTTATAAGTATAAGCAATACAAAATCTTATTATGGGGTGATTCAAAAACTGCTTCTATTCATCTCCTCGGCAAAGGATGTGTATTCTCTACTCACGACCTGAAACGGTCAAAAGCCCTCTATAAGGCTATCCAAGAATCACAATTATGACTAACCACCCTGACCTCATTACAGATCCTTGGTATATAAGGATTTACAAACTTATTCTTATATTCATATTCATATACATTCCTATCATAATAATGGTCTTTATTATAGTTGCAGGCTTAGCTTGCTGCATCTTATTACCTATAGTAGGAATATTATGGTTATGTGGAGTAATATAACTATGTATGGCTAAAAAATACACAGATCTTTGTGCGTTTAAAAGATTCCTGAAATCTAGAGGGATTCTTCATAACTACAAATTAGAGTTAAAGAAACAGAATCCTAATGTGAGAGATCCTTGGAGAAGGTATGTAGCTATACCTAGTAAAACTAAGCCTACAGGTCTTTACAATATTATCAACAATTCTCTTATCTGGGTTAATGTAACTACTATAGATCAGTGTGATGTATTGTGTGATGCCTGGGATTCATACTGGTTAAAAACATGTGGTCCTAAGTATCTTAAGCAGTATGGATCCGTAATACCTCCCCATTTCAGACAATTAATTATACACAACGTACATGTCTAAGGCTTGTCACTCTATCATTGCTACCTATATAGGTAAGAATGAACATATCTTTAAGGTAGGTCAAAGTTATTTACTGAGGGTAGAATTTCGTGGTACAGGAATGTATCCTATAAACGTAGTCTTTGACTATGCACAACATTATACCTCTGTGCCTTATAGAACCATTTTAGACTTTTTAAAGGAGTGGAATGAGATACTTACCGTAGTAGATCCTAAACTCGTTGAAAAGAGCTCTAAAGTACTTTATATTGACACTAGTGAGGAAAATGAGCTCCCTTTTGATGAGGGGGAAGATGAGGTTCTCAAAGAATATCGTAAGCCTAAACAACCTCCTGTTGTTATGGGAGAATTGTCTAAAGCATTACTCAGAATCCCCGAAAAAACTGTATTCCCTAATGGTGCATGGGTATGCTCTAAGTGTCGTCATGTAAACATGGATCCCGCAGCTTTCAGATGTGAAGAATGTGGAACAGGAAAAATCTCTTTCAATGAGTAGAGTATTATTTGCAGCAGATATGCACTTCGGGCATGATCGTTTAGCTATAAATAGAAGGGGAATGGATCCTACATATCATAATGAGTTAATTATTGACAACTGGAATAAAGCTGTTTCTAAGAAAGACTTAGTGATTATGGTAGGAGACTTAACCTTTGAAGCACCTGAGCTTATTCCTGTATATCTTAGTAGACTACATGGTAATAAGATTCTTGTAGCTGGCAATCATGACAATGCAGAATGCTGTGATATGGCTCGTAAACTTGGGATACGAGTATATGGTTGCATGAAATACAAAGGCTTCTTTGTAACTCATATACCTATTCATCCTATGGAGTTTAGCTTCTCTCCTAAGATTCGTGGAAATATACACGGTCATATTCATGATAGAGTTATCATGGATCCGAGATATTTTAATGTATCTATGGACAGGATAGATTTTACTCCTATACTCTTTGATGACATAGAACAAGCAATTATTTTAGCCAAATCAAATCTCATTTAAAATGTCAGAAATTTACTGGATTTCTCGATTAGACTACATTTGTAATCTATTCATTGCGCTCTCCATAATCTTTGGAGCAATAGTAGTTGTAGGAGGATTTATTCTTACAATTGTGAATAAGTCAGAGGAGGACTATCCTACTATTCTCAAGATAGTAAAGAAGTCACTTCTGATGTTTAGCTGCTCTATACTTGTAACTATATTTCTTCCTAATACAAAGCAAGCCTACATGATTTGGGGACTTGGAGGAACTATTGACTATATCAGAAGCAATGAAACTATTCAAAAGCTCCCGGACAAAACTGTCCAATGCTTGGATAAGTTCATTGATGAATGTCTCAAAGAAGAATCATCTCCTACTGAATAATACTATGAGTCTCGTGGGCAAATTTTTTAAGCTCCCTGAAAATCGTCAGAGAGCTCATGACGAGTATTTTAAAGTTGAACGTGAGAATTTCGGCATCCTTGTATGTACGATGTTAGTTCCTAACAGACCTCACCACAAGAGGACGAATCTCACGTGTGATCCTTCAGAGTTTGACAATGCTGAAGAGATCACAGCTGAAGAATATCTCGAAGCAGCTAAAAAAGCTATATAACTTAGGATGCGGTGTGGTGTAACTGGTAACACACATCACTTTGGATGATGCATTTCAGGTTCGAATCCTGACATCGCAACAATTATTAACTTAAAAATATTGTTATTATGATTAAGAACCGTCAAAAATGGGACGAAAAGCGTTGTATTAAGATTATTAAAGTAGTTAGCCAATTTCCTGATAATCTCAGGGCGGGATTTGAAGAATGTGCTAAAAAGTTTGGAGGATCTGCTAACTATTACAAAATAGCCTGGTACCATCCTCACTCTAAACTTTGTAAGTTCAGAAAAAATTCTAACAGCCTGATTTGTACGTCTCTATCAACAACAAGTCTGAATTACAAGAATTCTCCTCGGATTAACGGAAAGTTTCGGCCTGAGAGAGCTGAACGAGTAGTACCCGCTACAGCAGAATTCTTTAAAGGATGGTGGTCTAGCTGTACTAAGATCTTTCAGTAATGATCCCTAAGAAAATTTTAGTAGACCTTACAGAGTTTGAGCTAACGATACTAATTTGGTGCTTAGAAGACTCTGGAAGAGCCTACTTTGATGAAGCTGATTCCCTTCAGACAAGATTAAGAAATCTTCGAGGAGCTTTGGCTAAACAGCCTCCCTTAGAAGAACCTAAATAGCTAATAAAGTATTTTCCATATTTATAAAGAGTACAAATTCAAATACTATCCTATATGCGGGAAAGATTTGTAGTGGCTCCACTCGTGGAACATAAGGTAGGTGAGGTATTCACCTGCAACGTAAGAGGAACCCCTAAACAGGTTGTTACATATCCTGCACAAAAAAGTACTGTATGTACAGGATGTATATTCCAAAACTCTGGAAGGATTCTTTGTATGACAGAGAATAAGATTATAGGACCTTGTGATTCTACAGACCGAACTGACCAGAAAGATGTTATCTTTAAAGAGGTAATTCCAGATCAATTCGAGCTTATGAGGACTATCATTTGTAGACTCACACTGGAATGGGTAAAAGCTCATCCTGGAAGGGGCAAATTTTATCAGGGAGTATACATAATAACAAAGAATCTCTATCCTATAGAGATGAGTATTATTAGAAACTCCCCCGCTAATATCCTCAAAAACAAGGACAATCTTACTCCCTTCTGGGATAAATTACGTGAACTAATTAATAAGAGAATGAAGCCTATCACTGTCAAAGACATGATTGAGTATCTGGGGACATTGCCTCCAGATTACGAGCTCCATTGTTTTAACGATGGAGAACCTATTAGAGTTAAAGACTCTACTACTGACCACGAGAAGAAGATCGTGGAGCTCCAGTTTGAATAGGTAAAGGATGCTAGTGTAGCTCAATGGTAGAGCAGCTGTTTTGTAAGCAGCAGGTTGGAGGTTCAAGTCCCTTCACTAGCTCTAAACATCCGTATGATGCGAATTATACCTAAGATTGTAGGAGTAATCCTATTTTGTGGGTGTATTACAAAACCCACAAACGTTCTCAACAAGGGTAGTACTAATGAGTGTGTAGACACCTTAGTGCCTAAGTTTGAGATGCCACAAGAGCCTTCAGTGAATGCTGTAAGGCAAGCTTGTGAGTACTATAATCTTTTACATCCAGAGATTGTAGTAGCTCAGTCTATATTAGAAACAGGTTATTATAACTCTAAAGTCTGCAAGGATTACAACAATATACTTGGACTTTATGACTCTGCCAATAAGGATTATTTCAAATTCGACAATTGGTGGAACTCTGTAGAAGGTTATAAGAACAAGGTTCAGTATAAACTGGGTAAAGATTCATGTACTGTAGAAGAATATTGCAACTTTCTAAGGGAGCTGCCGTATGCAATGGACCCCCACTATATTAGAAAGATTAAGATTATTGTTCAAAGACATGAAGGTCAGGATGCATTTTAATTTTACAGCTATGAGATGGTTAATTCATTACTTTCGCCAAGCATTCTGCAATCACTCCTTTGTGCAAGTTCAGACTGTAGAATATAAGGACAAATCGGGATTCGTAGTCAAAGAGCATGATAATTATATCTGCACTAAATGTCTATGGGTTCGTCATGTAAAGATAAAGTAATGGCTCCATTAATAGTATTCTTAGGATGTGCTTTCCTATGGGGACTAGGAGCTATTGTTGCCGTATGCAATGGACCCCCTTCTCCACGAAAAGTGGATAAGTGGTTTCACAAAGCCCCGAATCACCTTAGAGAAAGAGCTACTGGGATTTATAGAGGACGGTATAACCCCGCTAATAATTACGAAGAGTTTCGTTATGTAACACTTATTAAGTGGTGCACAATGTCTCAACGTGATAGGCTTATAGGGTATCAAAAAGCTACCAAGAAGTCTTCAAAGCCCCGGTATACTTCTATTCACAGGAACGAATTCAACTCATACGGGAGTGAATAACTGCTGAATGAATAAATTACAAGCAACTCTAGCAGAATTCCAAGGAAAACTGCTAATCCCCCTCAACTATCAGACGTACAATTCGTCGCGTGTTGAGATGGTACCCCCTGAAGGGTACATGTACATCGTAGTCCTGGTGACCAAAGACAATGTGCAGATCCCTGCTGTACAGTTTAGTATCTCTAAGAAAGATATTATTCCGCACATCTCGGACAAAGACTCTCGAACCCAGCTGGTTATATTCCTCGCAAGGTTCATTCAAAGCATTCCTGAACTTCTTAAACTATGCAAGCTTCATCGCTTAGGCTATGATGCTAGCAAGTATGAGAAACAGCGGCCTATTAACACTAGTCCGTGGGTTGAGCGTAAACGAGAGGAAGCGTTTATCATCAAAGTTCTCAAGAAGAAGAAGGATTGGAAGCACCTCAGAGAGTATTTCAATGAGCTTAGTGCTAAACGAACGAAATTTAAGAGGAAGTAGCCATGCAAGTTATTATTACAGTAAACCTACCTGTAGCATATAACTCAGGTAAAGAGGGTAAAGCATGTTATCGTAAGACTATTGTCAAAGATGATGTGCTTCAGTATCAGATGTATCGGCCTGTTGATGATCGTCCTGCATGGATCTTCGACCCGAAAGTCTGGAAGAGAATGAATCCTCAAGATAAGTTAAGGGCCTTTGTAGAAACCTTTAACTTAGGTTGGGGAGTAAGTTATGAATGTGTTGAGTGACAAGAGATGAACTCCAACAACAAGTCGCCGGATGGATAGAAGAGTATAATCGTATCATGCTAGCGTGGCCTACATCTGTAGGTAAATCAAGAGGTTTCATAGCTATACAAGCACGGTTAGGAACTCCTAAAACTTATATAGTGGTTAGTGAAAGGAGCCATATTGAGAATTGGGAGGAAGAATACCGTAAAGCTGGTCGTGAAGATCTGCTAGCAAATACAACAATATTCTGCTATGCATCCCTTAAAAATTACGTAGATACAACAGTAGATCTCTTAGGTCTCGATGAAGTGCATCACAGTTCTGAGCTGCGAGTAAGCTTCTTAAAAACTATTAAGAGTTCGAAGATAGTAGCTATGTCTGCAACAACAAATTTCGATGTCTCGTATACTCTAAGAGCAGCGTTTGGAGCCTTTAAAGAAAGTGCTATATCCCTAGCGTATGCTATAGAGCAAGGATGGATTCAAAAGCCTCAAATTGTCTTAGTGCCATTAACACTGAGGAATGATAAGAGGACTGAGATTTATTCCTATATGAGAAAGCCTATTAAAAGGACATTAACCTGCTTATATCCTGATAGATTTAAGTTTATCAAGTTAGCTAATACTAAGCTTGATGTCATGTGTACAGAGTATGAGAAATACCTTATATATGATGAGAAAGTAAAGTATTTTACACGGGTATGGCAAGAACATCCCACGGATACTATAGTAAACTTTAGGCTTAAAAGAGCGGGTCTTGAAAGAAAGCAGTATTTGTCCTCGTTAAAGACTCAGTATATCAAAGATTTCTTAGCTCAGAAAGAGCTTAAGGGAAGGAGGTATATCTGTTTCTGCGGTAGTATCGAACAAGCAGAGGAACTTAGTGATAACGTTATACACTCTAAGGTTAGTCATCCAGAGAAAGTCTTAGCCAAGTTTAAAGAAGGCGAGGTCAATGAGTTATTTGCTGTAAATATGCTTAAGGAAGGTGTAAACATTCCTAACATACATGCATGTATAATAACTCAATTAGACAGTAAGGAAAGAGACTTTGTTCAGAAGGCTGGTAGAGCATTACGTAATCCCAATGATCCGATGGTGTTCGTGTTCTTTTTCAGAGATACACGAGACGAAGAATATTTGAAAGTTGCATTAAAGAATTTAGATGATAAGTACATTCAATGGATATAGTTATTAAGGAGAAAGCTTATGAAAAGCAGGGCTTATCCTTCAACCAAATCTGCTACTTATTATCTCTAAGGAATAGGATTACTAAAAGTGAGTTTCAAGAACTCTTAGATCAGCGGCATATCTTCATTAAGGATCATATGATTCAACTTAATGGTAAGGGGTATAATGCTGTTACAGAGACTTTAAGACTTTCTAATATCGTAACTACTGAGGAAGAGGATCTTAAGCTATTAGCTAAGCAAATGGCTGAGATATTTCCTGCTGGTAAGAAGATTGGTACTAACAAGTACTGGAGAGGTAATTCTGCTCTTGTAGTAAAGAAACTAAATAGTTTCTTGAAGAGATATGGTAAGTTTCCATCGGAAACTATCCTAGAGGCTACAGATGCCTATGTCAAAAGTTTTGGAATTGATACTTCCCTGATGCGAATTCTACCATATTTCATTGAGAAAGATGGCGAATCTGATCTGTTAACTACTATCGAGAATCTTGAAAATAGTGGTGATGATGGAACAGCATTTGCTGAAACTATTCTTTAATGAGCATATTTGATAGAGTATTTCAGGACTTAATACAGCGTAAGGAAAGGATCTCTAAAGGTCTCCTAAACTGTATACCATGTCCATTTCCAAGATTTAGAGAAGTATTTCCTGGTATTGAACAAGGCAAGTTCTTGTTATTTTCAGCAAATAGTAAGATTGGGAAAACTCAGATAGCGGATAGTATGTGTTTATATGAACCACTATTTTATGCTATAGAACATAATAATATTCACGTTCGTTGGCATTATTTTAGCTGGGAGATGTCTGCAGAACAAAAGTATAGGCAATTCATTTGTCATCTTTTATACAGATTATCTGATGGTAATATTCATATAGATACTAAACAATTACGTTCTGTAGATATAAATAAACCACTGCCTGACGAAGTTTTACAATTATTACAAGAAGATAAATACCAAAAATATATTCGATATTTTGAGGAACATGTAACGATTATTGATGATATTCGAAATCCGACTGGAATAAAAATTTACCTTGAAGAATATGCTGAGAAAAATGGTAAAATCCATTTTACTACCAAAATATTTTATGATAATCAAGGTGCAGAAAAATTTTCACGTAAGATTTTCGATTATTATGAACCAGATGATCCAGAACTTTATAATATAGTAATCTTTGATCATATATCTCTTATTTCTTTAGAAAAAGGATTAAATCTTAGAGATACTATAGAAATGTTCTCAAATAAACATCTTGTATATTTACGAAATAGATTTAATTATACTTTCGTAGTTATTCAACAGCAAGCTGCGTCTCAAGAATCCAACGAGAATTTTAAGATGGATAAATTAAGACCTACTGCTGATGGATTAGGAGATTGTAAGACAACATTCAGAGATGCCGATCTATTCTTTGGATTATATTCTCCTTATAGATATAAGATAGCAGATTATCTAGGTTATGACATCAAATTCTTTAAGGACAATATAAGATTCTTAGAGCTTATTGGTGGACGTGAGGGTGGAGGAGGAAATGTTTGTCCTCTCTACTTTGATGGTGCAGTAAACTTCTTTAAAGAACTTCCTCTTCCAAAGGATGAGAAAGGTTTAGCAAGAGTATACTCACTATTAAGGTCCCTCAGAGGTGGCGGAGCTTTGGTTGCAACAACTCTTAGCTCTCTTCATTCCAAATTTAAACTTTATGGCAAAAGTAGTAGGAATTTTTGGCTTTTCTGGAGACGGAAAGACTACTAGTACCATTATTAACCCTGATGGTTCTATAGACTTATCTCCTGAAGGTTACAAAGGAATCGATCCTAAGAGTCACGGTATTCTTAATATCGATCAAAAAGCACTCCCCTTCCCTGCATCATTAACAAAACAATGGTGTAGCGCGAATAAGAACTATAGAGAGACTTGTGATATTGACACAATCATTAAGACTCTTAAAGCATGGGCACAAGATCCCAATATTAAATCTTGTAGTGTTGACACTATAAATAGTTACATCACATTTAAGGAAATGCTAGACCGTCGTAAGATGAGTTTTGATGCATGGAGAGACATGGCAATTGATGTTGTAGATCTTATCAATACAGCAAATGTTATTCTACGTGATGACCAGATATGTTATATTATGGGCCATGTAGAGTTAATAACTGATATTGATGGAGTAGATCGCAAAGCACTTGCTACATCAGGTAAAAAGCTAAAGAAGATTTTTCCTGAGTCAATGCTCCCTATAGTATTATTTACTCGTATAGAACCTGGTCTTGAAGGAGATAACAAATACTACTTCGAGACTAAGGCAAATCACAGTTCTGGTAAAACTCCTCTCGGAATGTTTAAGGATTTCTTAATCCCTAACTCTCTGAAGTTGGTAGATCAAACGATCCGTGAATATTATGATATGAAGTAGTATGGTTAACATTCAGAAGATGCTTGAGAACTCCAAGAAACCTTATCTTACAAAGTTAGGGGCTCTGGAGAAGAAAAAGGCTGCATTTCTTGAAAAGATTGATTCTGAGATAAGAGATGTTACAGCTAAGCTTGAATCTATAGATAGCGCAATTGAGGCTTTGAATGGCCCGCTCGCTCCTAAGATTGAAGAAGCTCCTATGGAGCAAGGTATGGATCAAGAAATTGATCCTTTCGAAATTAAAGTAGATGACAATGAATAGTAAAGAACTTGTATTAATGGCTATTGCCACAGGCAAACCTGTCGCTGAGGGTAACTCGTTCCCCGTATATACCGGCGTAATGCCGATGAAGATTATTGCTATCAACCCCAACAAGAAGGAGTTGGAAGCAATCTATGGGCGACCTTTCGAGAATGATCCTGAGTATTTAGGAGTTGATCCTAAGACGGGTATTAAACGCCTGCGTATAGACTTTATTGGTAAGACAGTTCCCGAGAAGTGTAACGGAGTTGAGATGATTACTCGCATCACTACTTGGCTGAATGACGCAGTTCAGTATAATGCTGATAAGACTAAGGTTAAGGTTATCAATCCTTATGGTCAAACTGCATGGCTTACCAAAGAGGAGTTTAAGGAGAAGCGTCTCCCCGATGGAATCCCCGCGTCGCTCTTCCTCATGGAAGACCCTCGCCCGTGTCTCATTGGAGAGGAACGGTTGATGAAAATCATCCAAGCCGCAGTAAACATTCCTCGTGTCGTAGCAGACTTCGCCACTGGCGAGCTTATTAAGAACAAGGCTGATGCTAGCTGTCGCTTTGATACTATCAAAGACATGGTTGGCAAAGGCAACATCGCAGAGCTTAAGAGTACCATTCCCGCAATGAAACTTTTCAAGATGGGAGCTGGTGCTAGAACTACTGATGATAACCGTGTCTACCAAGACTGGTTCTTGGATTACCCCATGAAGGGTGGTGTCAATGATATGAAATATTATGATGCTGCACTCAAGAAAGCTAAATCCAATGGTGGATATCCCAATACCAACTTTGGTGATATGCCTTATGAGGTACAAGAGTATGCGGTTAAGCCTACGAATCTGAAAGCCGTAGTTGCAGATATTCCTGTTGCTGTAGGCATGGATGAAGATGTAGAAGCTGACTGGTAATGGCAATTGCGAGAGGGAAAGTAGTTGATGTTAAGGAGGAAGTCTTATCTAAGGTTTCTGAGGAAGACATAATGTACTTTTATCTCGGAATAGTTCACTTACCTACTGTAATCTGTAGTCCCTTGAGGAAGGACACAAATCCTTCCTTGGGGCTACATTACAATAATAAGGGACACATTTGTTTCAGAGATTTCGCTACAGGTGAGAGAGGATCCTTATATTATCTCCTAATGAAGATGTTTAACATCTCTTATAAGGAGTTATTTGAGAATATCCTTGCTAATCTTGTAGAGTTTCCTGAACCTACAGCAAATGTCTTACCAGTATCTTCTAGCTCAACTCATCGGAAAAGCCCAAGGAAGAGCCCTATTGTGGACATTCAGGTTGCAATAAGACCCTGGAGGTCTTGGGATAGGGAATATTGGAGTTCTTATGGAATAACCAAGAAATTCCTTAAATTCGGAAAGGTCTTCCCTATAAGTCACATCTTTCTTATAAGAGAGGATGAGTCTTGTATAACCATACCAGCAGATAAGTACGCTTATGCCTATATTGAAGAGAAGGATAATAAGATCTCTATAAAGACTTACCAACCTTTTAGTAAGGATTATAAGTGGATAAATAAACATACTGCTGACGTATGGGATTTATGGCAGCAATTACCGTTAACTGGAGATTATCTCATTATTACTAGCTCCAGAAAGGATGCTATGTGTATATGGTGTAATACAGGAATCCCTGCCTGTAGTCTCCAAGCGGAATCATATCTCCCAAAAGAAAGTGTTATCAATGAGTTGAAAGGTAGATTTAAAAATATCTTTATACTCTACGATAATGATTTTGGAAAACCTGTAAATCATGGTAGGGAGTATGGAAAAATACTTGCTGATGCATTTGGACTACCCCAAATTGAGCTGCCTGAAAAGCTTGGAGCTAAAGATAGCTCTGACCTATATCAGCTGCATGGTAGAGAAGTTTTAAGGGAAACAATATTTAAATTAATTAATTATGAACAAGATCAAACTTGCCCATTTTGATGATTCGAAGTGGACATATAAGCAACTGTGTAAGTATGCTCTCAAGTACCGAAAGCTGCTTGCTAATAAAGTTGCTCGCCATCGTCAGAGAGATGAACTCACAGAAGCGATAGAGGCAAATCATGCCTACGAAGCTTTTCACCAGTACAATTCAATTCCCCGGTATTTACTCATCAAGAGACTTAAAGAAGCTCAAAACTTATTGTATAAATAAGATCTAAGTAAGTAGGTATCATTCCTATGTTCTACTTAAAAATTCGTTCTAAAAATCACACCGCGAATGGTCTTCGTCGGGTGATCCGGAGTCCTAAAAGAGCCGTATTACGACTCGGAAGTACAACTCCTCTTGAGGATATTTTCCCTAACTTACGTCCTGGCGCAGAGGTTATTGAACTTAACTCTGTAGATGCATGTAAGGTATCAGGGAATAAAACCTTGATGAAGCAAGCCTTTGATGAGGCCCAAGTAATTTCCGCTGAGTGGGCGCCCGTGAGTGCAGAGTGGACAAAGTTCCCTGCAATCATTAAGCACAACCACTCCAGTAAGGGGAATGGTATCTACTACATCGAGAATGCTGAAGCATTACAGGCTTGGCTGCGAGAACATAACGCAGCTAATCATGTAATCGAGAAATACTACACGTATAATCGTGAGTATCGACTTCATGTAACTAAAGATGGTTATTTCTACACTTGTCGGAAAATGCTTCGTAAAGACGCAGAAGAACGCTGGCATCGCCATGACAACAATAGCGTTTGGATCGTTGAAGAGAATCCTGCTTTCGATAAGCCTACGAATTGGGATAACATCGTTGCTGAGTGTGTAAAAGCCCTCAACGCTGTAGGTCTTGATATCGCAGCTATTGATATTAAGGTTCAATCCGCTAAGGAAGGGCAAGACCCTAAATTTATTATCTTAGAGACGAATAGTGCTCCGTCTCTTGGGGAAAGAACTACTGCAGAGTACATCAACAAATTAACTCAGATTGTCAATGGATAGAACCATGATTACAGGTACTAACCTTCTCTGTGAAGCAGAGATTGCTGTAAGATTCATAAGAGCTAACAATGAGCCTAGCTCTATTTATGGATATAGCCTTCACAACAAACCTTGTTTTGGAGACTATTTCAGAGGTGTCCCTAATCAGGATAATAGATCCAAAACTCTTGTGGATATTAGTGTCGACATCTTTCAATTTATTGATAAAGATATACTTGCTAAATACCATGAGAATAACTATTGTTCTCTGAAGCCTGAACAGCTGAGTAAGTATCATCGTGAGCTTGAGTTCGTATTCTCTAAATTCTCCGAGAATGAGGAGACAGGAGTTAAGATCTCTGTAGAAGAAACTACTCGTAAATATGACCAGGATTATGAAATCAAGCCCATTTATGTACCTGCCATTAAGATTCATGTTGAGGCTAACAAGATGAAAGCTTATCAGCTGTTATGCTTGATGACTCTTATTCGGTGTTCTTCGGAATATCCTAATGCTCTATTGCTGAGGGAGTGCTTCAATCTCCAAGAAAATGGTCTTTTCAGAGAGTTCTCCATTATGAGCCTCTTTGCATTGCTCCAGAATCGTCTACAGTATTCTTATGATCAAGGTCCTATAAATTTTATAAGAGACAGCCGTGAGCAATTCTACAAGCCTTCATGTTTGGAATTCTTGAGAGACCGTATGACTCCTGGTTCCAATGGCTACAGCCAAACTGGTTGCAGAGTTCAGAATTTCTATGAAATATGTGCCCGTGGCCCTAAGAACAAGGAGAAATTCAAGCTCCCGCGATGGTATACTGGAGGCGGTACTGAAATTGGAGCTAACAAGTTGTATTCAGCCGATAGCTGTATTGAAAAGATCTTTAATGGTGAAATCATCGAAGAGCATCTTGAGAGCTTCAATCAGATTCGTGATGCTATCTATTACCAGTGGCCTAAGCTTAAGACCGATTATCCTGAGGAAAAAGCATGCAGTCATGACTTCTAAGCAGATTAATCAGGTTCTTGCTAACATGCTTGGACTTAGCCAGATGTACTCTGTAGTAATACTTAACGGTCGTGGTAACCTTGACTTTAAGTATAGGGCTAACAATGCTGCTTGTTTCGGGGAAGTCTTTACCCATGTTAATAAAAGAGAATCTTCTTTAGAATGTTCTAAAAAAATTAGGTTAAGGATTAGTATGTATACTGACCCAGAAGCTAACATTAAGAAGAGCGTCAGTAACGTGGTATTCCTCAAGAGAGAGCAGATTACTCAGTGGATGGATGAACTTTGTATAATGTTTCAGGCCTATAATCTTACCTATAAGATTATTAATACAAAACTTTCTCACTATGTAGGTTGCGAACCTCTTGATGGCATTCATATTGTTGTCAAGGCTCAAAATATAGGTCATTTTTGGATTAAGTGGATTCTTAGCTATATCAGACTTATGTCAGAAGCACCCTGTAGCTTTGTATTACCTGAAGCTTTTACACTACGAGAATGTATTCCTGAACTCAAAGCATATCCTGTTCTATCAACATTTATGTTTATTTGGAGTACTTGTACTCGAGTTCATGCTTTTACTGCTGACAGTAATTACAACTTAGGAAAAGGAGAGTACCGTGTATTTGTGCCTAGAACAATGACTTACTTGATAGATGCTGTTTCTAAAAAAGTTGCCGCTTGTAAAAGCATTGATAATTGGCATAATCAGGAGTTTACTCCTAAGAAGTTCGTCTTAGATCCCAAAGATTATCCAGTTTCAGTCAACTTACATAACTTGGTACGAGAATGCTTTGGAAAAAGAGGGGAATATAGGTTTACCTCTAACAACTATATACGAGAGTATGTATTAGTTGGAAAGATCCCTGATAAAATCCTAAAGCTTTACAAGGACTGTTTCGAAAAGATCAAGGAAAGTATTATTTAATTACATGAAGAAAACTATCAAAGTTTATGTTGTTGGCCATGATTGGTGCAACATCACAAGCTTCCTATTGTTTGACTTTGAAAAAGTTGACAATATCAATGAAGCCGATATTGTAATGTTTACTGGAGGTGAGGATATTAATCCTAACCTCTACGGAGACGTTAAGCATCCTACTACTCATTATACTGATCGAGATGACATGGAGGTTGCAGCCTTTGAAGCTGCTCCTAAAAATGCTCTTCTTATTGGGGGTTGCCGAGGAGCTCAGCTTCTTACAGCCTTGAGTGGAGGTAAGCTTTTCCAGCATGTTCAAGGACATGGTGGAGGTACCGGTGGTCATGATATCACTACTACAGATGATCGTACTATGAGGATCACCTCATGTCATCACCAAATGATGAATCCGTATGATCTTCCTAAAGAGGACTACAAGCTATTAGCCTGGTCCACTATTAACCTCAGTTCTGTATACTATACAGGCACAGGTTTAGCAGAGGTTCCTGAGAATTTCAAGGAACCGGAAATCGTCTATTATCCTAAGACACGTGCTTTATGCATTCAGGGACATCCGGAGTGGATGCCTAAGGATCAACCCGTAATCGCATATATTAACGAACTCATTCAAAAGTATCTGTAATGAAAATTAAGGAATTTTTGGTAGGCTCCGATCCGGAGCTGTTTATCGTAGACACATCGAAGGATAACAAGATTATTTCCTCCATCGGACTTATTCCCGGAGTCAAGGGGAATGCTTATAAACCTGCAGAATTGCCTGACGGCTTTGGCCTGCAAATTGATAACATTCTCGCAGAATTTAACATTCCTCCCACTCGTGACAAGGGGGACTTCATCACCCACATGATGGTTATGAAGGACTATATCCGGGACTATGTGAAGTCCAAAAATCCCAACTATGACATTTGCTGTAAAGCATCTGCTATGGTTGATGATGACCAGCTTCAGAGTGATGAAGCTAAGCTTTTCGGGTGTTCCCCGGATTTCAATGCATGGCTTATGGAGCAGAATCCTCGCCCGCAGGGAGATTCTACGAACTTAAGAACGACGGGTGAACTGATTGCCCGGATCTAGAGTAATCTAGTGTGGAATAGAGCAAAATCGGTGGATGAGAAAATGTATTACTTTGTTATAATTTTACTAATAGTATTGCAAAATTGAAATATTTTTCGTACCTTTGGCTTATATAAACACAAAATAAAGGTATGACTAATTTTCAAAACAAAGTAATTAACTTATTTAAGAAGGGCTATACACATAGTCAAATTTGTAAGCAATTAAATTGCCCAAAGTCTTCTGTATCTAGTGTAAAATCTAGATTTATAGACGAACTTGGGGAAGTCTCTAAAGAATATTACAATACTTCTTTAGGAACATATTTTGATGTAATTGATTCTGAAAGGAAAGCTTACTTCTTAGGATTTTTTCTAGCAGATGGAAGTGTTTCATCTACTGGAAGATTTTCTATTAATATTCTATCAACTGACAGAAATATTTTAGATGAGCTTGCACTTGAATTAAATTTAAGTACAAAGGTAATAATTAGAGAACGAGCTGCGAGAAAAGCGCAAGCTCAACTTCGATGGACTAATCAACAAATGTTCAACACATTCAAGGAAGTCTATAATATATTACCAGACAAAACTCATCATCCTCTGTCACAGAACCTATTAAACAAAATCCCAGACGAGTATAAAGTGAGTTTTATAAGAGGATTTTTTGATGGAGATGGATGTTTAGAAGCAGATAAAGGAGTATTCACATTTAGATTTGTAGGAACTGATTTTAATTTCTTAGAACAGATTTCTACTTACTTATGTAACAGATTGCCTGACACATCTTACTATTTCAGTAAGAAAGAAGGTAAAACATGTTTCTGGTATGTGTTTACTCTAAACTTTCATCGAATAGACAAACCTACTAAGGTTTACACTCTTTACAATCTATTATATCAGAATGCTACAATTTGGCTTGACAGAAAACGCCAAAAGTTTATAAGTTATCTTAAATACCGAGGTAAATTATAGGTTAATAACTATAATCACCGTAACGCATAGAGATTGAACCTGAGAAATCAGAATATAATATCTCCACGAGTGCTCTACCCCTAATTTTTAGGGTGAAAATTTATGCTGAACTAGTAGGAGTACATTCGACTGCTAGAAGATAGGATAAAAAGCCTATCGATAACAATATTGTGTCACTTCCATATCGGATATGAGGGCAACAATCGTGATACCTCTGTGGAACTGGTCAAAATCCTGGATCTATTCCTGGGAGTACCCTCAATTCTTATTGACAAGGATAATCGTCGTAGAGAACTCTATGGCAAAGCAGGGTGTTTCCGGTTCACCTCCTACGGTGTAGAATATCGTGTAATGTCAGGATACTTTATTGATACTCCCAAGCTTATTGGCTGGTGTTTCGATCAAATCCTGAAGGCTATTGAATTCTATAACGAAGGTGGTTCTGTACAAGACGATGCAGGAAACATCATTAAAGCTATCAACTACAATGATGTCGAGGCTGCAGAGTCTCTTATTAAGAAGTATAAAATTAATTTAGTTTAACAGATGTGTGGAATATTTGGATTTGCTGGTAAACTCGGCAATCATGAATTCAATGTCCTGAAGTTCTCAATCCTCGGGGCAATTAATGACAGTAGAGGTGGCGATTCTGCAGGAGCATTCATTGATGGTGAGTGCGAATATGGCATCGGCGACGAAAAACTCTTTGCCAACTTTGCTACCAAGAATAAGTTTCTGAAGGCCTATAAGGGGGTATCGGTGCAGCATGCACTAGGTCATTGTAGAAAGGCATCTATAGGTGCTAAAACTATTAAAGAAGCTCAGCCTGTGTGTGTTCCTAATGATGATGGAACTAAGACTGATCTTGTTATGATTCACAATGGTACTCTCCTGAATCATACTGAGCTGAAGAATAAGTACCTTGCAAAGGTGCCTGACTATTTTACCGACTCCCAAATATTCGCCAATGTGGTCTACTACCATGGTTTCAAAGTCTTAGAGGAGTATGAAGGAGCAGGAGCTTTTGCATTCATCGACTATCGCAAGAAAATTCCTACTACTTATCTCTTCAAGGGGGAAAGTCCTCAGTATAAGAGTAGTGTTACCAATTCTGAGGAACGCCCGCTCTTCTGGGCGAAAACTCCTGAAGGTATCTGGTTCTCTTCTATCAAAGAAGTGCTGGAGCTGGTAGTCTATGGGGAATATCCTGTAGAAAGTGTTCCTGGTAATACCCTTATTATCATCCAGAATGGTAAGGTAATTTCTACTCGTAAATATGACAGATCTGCCCGATTTCAGATGTCGTATGGAAGATCATCGTACTACGAAAGGGAAGATTACTATGGGGGGTATTATTCGGGGGTCAAAAGCAAAACGTTCCAGACTACGGCGAGGAAAGAAGAGGCGTGGTACCAGGTAGGAGAAACAAAGACTTTCGCTGCTACAGGATTAGTAACAGCAGAAGCAGAAGCTCGCTATGATTATACCAACAGTAACAAGGTAATCTTTAAGTCAGATGGCCGGTACTATCGTGGCAAGATCCTTATGAGTGGTTCTTACAGAATCTCAGAATATGGGTTCGAGAATACCTACTCTAATATGGGAACTGACATCGTAGCACGTCCCAAAACTTTCTACTTCTTCGAAGGTTTCCTGATGAAGGATGCTCTCTGTATGCATATAGCACGCAGAATGAAGGAGATTGCAGGTGACAAATTCCAAGACACCATGCTTCGTAAGTTAACTATGAGATGTTTCTATGATCCTAAGGAGAAGAAATTCTATACTCGTAAAGGTAAGTTGTTTACAGGAACATATCCTATATACTTTACTCTTACTAATCGAGTATATAAGATTCAGAGAGGAGAGATTTACCAGTATGAAGAATCATATAATCCGAATTGCTCTAATGTCTGGAAAACCTATTCTCCCCAGTACGAAGGATCTGAGATTCCTGTGAAATTTGCTAATCTGATTGAGAAGTCAGCTAAGAAGATTTTATCTAATTACAACATCTAACATTTACAATGTTACAGAGAACAACACGCGTAGTAACTGCTTCAGGTAAACGAGTCCTGAAAGCTAACTGCTGTACCATTAACGGTGAATATTACATCAAGGAAGAGGAAGCCGTTAAGATTGGTACTTCCTGGTATCTGAAAGGAGATCCTCGGATCTTCTATGACTACGGATCCCAGTCTTGGAGGAAAACTCGTGGTGTAAATATCTGCAAAGGTATTGTAGGATGGGATCTGACTACTGATCGTCCCATCATAGGAACCTTTGAAGTAGACCACACTCGCAACATCGAGGTTGCAAAGCTGGACAGCAATGGTAACCCCAGAAGCATGGATATTTATATGGACAGAGCTCTTGTAAAAGGGCCTGTTCATTTTAATAAGAATCTAGGTCTTTATGAGGACACCAGCGCTCTATCTCCTACAATGAAGAGAGTCGAAGCTGTTCTTGCCAATACCATTGGTCAAGGCATTTACAACTATTCTTTCAATCAGGAGTATTCGTCGAGTAAACACATGGAGAAATTCCTGAAATATCCTCGTGATATGCGGATTAATAATCCTATTAATCTTGAGGATGTTAAGGAGTTCGGAGAATTCTCCTTTGGGCTCGAATTCGAAACTGCTGCGGGTAAGATTAGCCAAGCTGACTGTTTCAACCTCGGTCTCATTCCTCTGAGAGATGGGTCCATCTCGGGTATTGAATATACCACTATTCCTATGCAAGGTCCTGAGGGATTCAACCTTCTTATTAATCAGGTAAAGGCTCTCCAGAAGAGTACTACCTTTGATAAGGAGTGTTCCCTCCACGTGCATTTAGGAGGCTATCCTATCGAGGCAAAATCTATCTGGGCTCTGTATAAGCTCCTGGTTGCGATCGAGCCTCAGATCGGACGTATCATGCCTTTATTCGCATTTAACACCGGTAAGTTCAAAGCTAAGGGCAAGGACTATTGCACCAGGCTACGTAAATATGCTTCCTTTGAGGAGTATTATACTTACTGTTCAGGTGACAGAATGCGATTCGACGGATGTCTGACATATCCACATCCTATGGATGAGGAGGATCGTGCCAAGTGGAACATTCATGCTCGCTATGTATGGGCCAACATCATCAACCTGCTCTTTAAGAAGCAGGGAAAGACTGCGGAATTCCGCATCCATGCTCCGACGTTTAATATCCAGAAGATCATCAACTGGATGTTTATCTGTGCAGCTATACTTAAGTATGCTATTAAAAATAAGGATCGGCTGTTGAAGTCACCTATGAGTACTTTGGGAGTTACTCTGGAAGATGTTGTAACGAATGTTTATTCCAGACGTATCTCCTTACAACTCGTAGATTACATTCAATATCGTGAGATCTATTTCCGTCAGCTTGCTAATAAGTATAACGATCCCGCAGGTATGATAGATCTTCGTATTGACCGTGAACAGGACTTCGGTACTGACCTGGTTACTACGGTGAAACACTAGCAGAAATGTTCGGTAGTTGGAACAAGTTAATAAATGCCAACGAAGTTAAACCCATCCTGTCTGTACTCAACCAAGAGTACAGGCAGTATGAGGTTTATCCTCCAAAAAATCTAGTCTTTGAAGCTTTTAGGGAGTGTCCTTACGATAAGGTAAGAGTAGTAGTTATAGGGCAAGATCCTTATCCCCAGAAGGGATTTGCAACAGGTATAGCCTTTGCAAACCCTCCGGAGGTGGGGGATATTAGTCCATCTCTCTCTATCCTTAGAGACCGAGTATTTAGAGATTTTGGCAAGCTCAATGATGAGTTTGACCAGACTTTAATATCTTGGGAGCAACAGGGAGTACTCTTACTAAATGCTGCATTGACTGTAAGAGCTAAACAGCCTGGTAGCCATACTCAATACTGGCATCCTTTCATACGAGATCTTATTCTTGCATTGAATCAGTATAACCCAGGATTGATCTATGTATTATTAGGTAAAGTAGCCGAGGCATTTAGAAAGTATGTGGGTTCTAACAACCACATTTTAACGTATCCTCACCCCGCATACTTCTGTAGGTTAGGGTGTGGATTCGAAGCCACCATGTTCACGGATATTAACAAAATACTTCGTGATCTTAATGGTGATGAAATTAAGTTCTAGTGGCTGAGAATAAGAAAGTTAAGAACGCCCAAAGCATTAGTTATGATGGTATCAACTTCAAAAGTCGCTTAGAGTGTAACTGTTATAAGTTGCTCAAAGAAGCAGGATTTGAGCCTCTTTATGAACCAGTTAAGTATAAGCTACTTCCTTCCTCAAAATTAGAAGTTGGCATCGTATATGCTCCTCGTAAAAAGGATTTAATTAAGTCTAGTAGTTATAGGGATTTAACCTATACACCAGACTTTGAATTCATATTCCGAGAAAGGCATGTATATTACGACGCTAAAGGCAAACCAAACGATGCTTATCCTCTTAAGAAGAAATTATTTCTCCACTACTTAGAAGACGTAGGTGAACCCTACATATTCTTTGAACCTCATAATATTGCCCAAATAAGGCAATCTATAAACATTTTGAGGCATGAATTATATCAGCAAAATAACTGAGTTATCTAAGCAGTGTCTTAAGGAATCTGATGTCAACCGAGTGAAATACTGGCTTGACAGTAGAAATCTTATTTCAATCAAAGAGATAGTTACTTCTGAGTTTATTAAGTTTAAATCTAAGAAACCCGTAAGTTTGGAGGACAAACCATTGTATGACGAGATGTTCGCCATCTTTGCAGATTTGGAATCAACAATCGTGGAATATCTTAGACTTAATGACTATGAAGAGGATGAACTCAACATCCCTTATGATGAAGAGTATTAAAGAACTGTCCCTCAACATTAGTGAGCCGGAGTACAGGAAGCTTGGTGGCTTCTCATACTCCATGCTTGCTAAGTTCCTTCGTTCACAGGATCCTAAAGTATTAGTAACCCCCTCTCATGACGAGTCGGAGGCTTTAAGATTTGGATCCTTAGTAGACTGTTTAATGACTGAACCCGAACTCTTAGAGGAAAGGTTCTTCATAACATCTATGAAAACTCCTCCAGCAACAATCATTTCTATGATGCTTTATATTTATAAGAAAGTTCCTGATGCTAAGAGTTTCTCCTTTGTACCTACAGAGGTTAAGCTTGAAGCATTAGACCTCTTTGAATATGGGGCTTCGTGGAATAATTCTACAAGATTAGATCGCTTAGATAAGCAATCTTTCTATTACACAATGTTGCAGAAGAGTGAAGGAAAGATTATCATGTCTGAGGAAGATTTAGCACTGGCAAACCTATGTGTTAAAACTCTTAAGACCCACCCATTTACTGAGAAGTATATGGGAGATGAGGATCCTTTTGAGACTAACGTCGAGAGGGTGAATCAATTAAAATTTTCATCCACCTATCATGGGCAACTCATTAGATGTATGTTCGATAGGATTATAGTAGATCATGAAGCAAAGACTATTCAGCCGATAGATTTAAAGACCTCTGGTAAGAAGGAGGAGAAGTTTGAACTGTCTGCACTGGATTGGGATTATTATATCCAAGCTACCATGTATACTCAGATCCTATTAGATGTAATTTCTAAAGATGAGTATTTCAAGGATTTCACAATCCTTCCTTTCAAATTCGTGGTAATTAACAGGTTTGAAAGAACTCCTATGGTATGGGTGTACCCAGTAACTCGTCTTAATGTAAACACTATAGACGATCAGCAAGCTCTCTTGCAGAGAAATGGGTACAAGAGTTGGCGTGAGCTTGTAAAAGAAGCCACGTGGCATATTGAGAATAATAAGTTCGACTATTCCTATGAGACCTATAAAGCTCAAGGAGAGCGAGTTATTGATTTCTCTAAATACCTTCGTTAATGAGAAATATTGATGCGTTAACATATTTCAAAGGAGATGAATTAGCAGCTAAGGTCTGGACTGATAAGTATGCGCTGCGTAATGAGAATGGTGAGCTTATAGAGTCTAATCCTGACCAGATGCATCTCCGTATGGCAAAAGAATTTGCACGTATAGAAGCTAACTATGGTGGTAAAAATGCCCTTACTGAAGAGCAAATTTATGGACTTTTTAAAGACTTTCATTACATAGTACCTGGCGGGTCAGTAATGGCAGGTCTTGGAAGTAAAACCATATCTTCGTTATCAAACTGCTTTGTAATAGGTCAGCCTGAAGATTCGTATTCAGGAATTATGAAGCTTCGAGAAGAACAAGCTCATCTTATGAAGCGTCGCGCAGGTGTAGGAAAGGATCTTTCTACACTCCGTCCTTCGGGTGCTGTTGTCCAAAATGCTGCTAAAAGTTCTACTGGGGCTGCATCTTTTATGGATGTAGATTCTGCAATAACCACAGAGGTAGCTCAACGAGGAAGACGAGGAGCTCTGATGTTAACATTGGATATTCGTCATCCTGATGTTGAGGAGTTTATCACTAAGAAACAGGATCTTTCTAAAGTTACTGGGGCTAACATTAGTGTTAAGGTCACAGATGACTTTATGAAGGCAGTCACAAACGATGAAGATTACATTCTTCGTTGGCCTGTAACTACAAGAGCAGAAAATACTGCCTTTAAAGATCTTGAATATGGTAAGCTTTTATGTTTAGAGCATCCTCGTAAGGATACATGTTGTTACTACAAGAAGGTAAGGGCTCGTAAACTCTGGGAACTATTAATTCATTGTGCATGGAATACTGCCGAACCTGGAATCATGTTCGAAGACCGTCACGTTGAATTTAGTCCCGATGGAGTTTATCCTCAGTACCGAGGTGTATCTACGAATCCTTGTGGAGAAATCTTTATGCAGCCGTATGATAGCTGTAGATTGATTCATATCAATCTCACTTCGTTTGTTAAACGAGCTTATTATCCGGATGCCTCTATAGATTATGATTTATTGCGGAAAGTAGCGAAGGCAGCAATCAGGCTAGGAGACGACCTTGTAGACCTCGAAGTAGAGGCTATAGGTCAAATATTAGGGCATATTACATCTTCTAAAGGTGATAATCACCGAGAGTTTAAGCTCTGGATGGCTGTACGTGATGCAGCATTAGCAAGTAGAAGATGTGGAGTAGGATTTACAGGGCTTGCAGATACTCTTGCAATGCTTAAGGTAGGATTCAATGATGATGGTATTGGCGCAGTTGATGCTATAATGAATACTATCTTTAGAGCAGAACTTGAGAGTACTATTGACTTAGCTGAAGAGAGAGGTACTTTCCTAGGCTGGGACAAGAGTATGGAAGAGGCCCATGTAGAAGGCAATGAATGGTATCAGATGGTAGCTAAAATGTTCCCCGATCTTTATGATCGAATGCTCAAAGTAGGCCGCCGTAATGTATCATTCTCTACAGTAGCTCCTACGGGTACTGTAAGTATCCTCACACAAACATCATCAGGTATTGAACCTGTATTCTCCCTATATTATACGCGTCGTAAGAAGTGTGTAGAAGGGGAGCCTCATAACTTTGTAGATCAGAATGGTGAGAAGTACCAAGAGTTCAAAGTATTCCACAGACCCTTCTTAGAATGGGCAAGGTTGAAGTTAGACCTTCCTACTATAGAAGTAACGTTAGAATACATTGAGAAGATGCCAGCTGATGAACTAACTCGTCTTGTTAGTTGGTCTCCTTGGTACAAAAATACTGCTCCTGAGATTGACTGGGACACTCGTCTTAGAATGCAATCTATAGTGCAGCATTACACTACTCATAGTATCTCAAGTACTTTGAACTTACCCAGTTCCACTACAGAGGGAGAGATTAGTAGGATTTACCTTAAAGCTTGGGAGTATAATCTCAAAGGAGTAACTGTTTATCGAGATGGTTGTAGAGCTGGTGTACTAGTAACAGACACTAAGCCTAAGCAACTCTTTGAACAACATAGTGCTCCTAAGAGACCTAAGACTCTCGATGCAGAGCTTCATGTGGTTAAGGTCAAAAAAGTTAAGTATGCTGTAATTGTAGGCTTAATGGAAGGCAAACCTTATGAAACCTTTGCATTTGAGCTGGGAGAAGGAAATTTCCTGCCTCAATCAGGTAAGATCATAAAGGTTAAGCGGGGTTGTTATAATTTCGTAGGTGACCACGATCTCATTATTGAGAATATTCATCTTGCCAATGACAAGTTAGAGGAGAGGTCTAGTTCAATCTATATCTCAATGCTGCTTCGTCATGGAGCACCTATAGAGTATGTAATAGCTACTGCTAAGAAGGTGAATGAAAACATTGCTTCTTTCACATCAGCTGTATGTCGTGTACTTATGAAGTATTGCACTAAAGATATTGGAGAAGATTCATGTCCTGATTGTGGTACTAAATTATCACGAGAGGCAGGCTGTAAGAAATGTAACAATTGTGGCTATTCACTATGTTTATTAATGTTGACAAAATGAAGTTAGTAGTTAATTATCGCTCAGTAGATCCCAGTATCAAACCTGTAATCACTGATAAAGGTGAATGGTTTGATCTTATGGCTGCGGAAAATGTAGATTTTGCAGCTCCTCATAATGCATATAATACTCGTATTACAGAGTATGATGCTAAGAAGGTATCTTTAGGTATTGCAATGTCATTACCTAAGGGTATTGAGGCTGTAATTCTACCTAGAAGTAGTCTTTATGGGAACAAGGGTGTAACATTAGTAAATAGTCAGGGCGTAATTGACTCCTCTTATAGTGGTGACAATGACATTTGGTCTGCTTACCTTAAAGCAGATCGAGCTAGCACTATTCTGGTAGGAGAAAGAATCGTTCAGTTCAGACTGCAACCTTCCCAGAGAGCCTCTATCTGGACTAAGATTAAGTGGCTCTTTGTATCCAAGATTGAGTTTAACAAGGTAGAATATCTTAACAACCCTGATCGAGGAGGATATGGTGCATCTGGAGGATATAAAGAAGTAAAGTAATGAGTGTACTGAGTACAGTAATCGGTATAGTAGTAGGAGGGTTGGTCTTGGCCTCCGTAGGTAAGATTTATCTAGGTATCTATCAGACTATAAAGCAGCAGAACCTTGCTGCAAATAAGTATAAAGTATCTTTTAAAAAGCATTTTAAGAAGGTTAAAGTTCCTCTTATTAAGATGAAGATCGCAGGTGAACTGAGATATTTCCTTGTTGATAGTGGGGCTACTAATAATGTTATTGCTAAAGATTTTTATGACTCCGTAGATCCTAAATATTTTAATGACCTTAAATGTTCAGATCATATTATTTCCACTAATGGAACCACTGAACGTCGTCCTTATGTAGGATCGTCTTTATCATTTAAGAGAGATGTCTTTGAAGACATCCCTTTCCTAGTATCTGACATGACTCCTGCAGTGGAATTTATTCGACAAAAATCCAATATTATCATAGTAGGAATCTTAGGTGCAACATTCTTTGAGAAGTATCGTTGGGCTATAGACTTCGACGAAAGATGTATTTGGATTAACTCATTTGAAGCAGATCAGAAAGATGAATAAGTTTAGGTATGGTAGAGGTAACAAACACTTCTTCACTATCCTAACTCCTCTTTCTGAGAATGTTTCTGGTATAATTGCAAAACTTCATTATGAGAATTTCTTAGGTGTAAGTTATAAAGATTTTACAAGACTTTGTGTCTCGTGTGATAAGGGACCTGAAGTGTGTGAAGGGGAATTGTTACCTGCCATTAACGTAACTACCGGAGAACGAACTTTATTTAGGGTTAAGAAGATTAACCATAATGATGAGGTCGACATCTGGACAGTAGAATTAGAACGTGAGGTACCTGGTAACGAACCAATCCCGAATAATATCTGATGACACCCCATTTCAGCTAGCAACAATAGCTGATCTAAGAGAATACTTTAAGGAGCATGAATTCATTGGTCTCGATACTGAGACTAATGGGTTCAGCCCTTATACTAAATCTCTTCTGTTAGTTCAGGTGGGTGACGAACATAATCAGTTTGCAATAGATGATACAGTAGATATACGAGAGTTAAAGGACTTCTTCGAAAATCCACAGTATACATTTATACTTCACAATGCAAAATTTGACCTTAAATTCTTCTTTCATAGGAGGATTGTAATTAAACATGTCTTTGATACTTTCCTAGCAGAAAAGCTGTTATGGTTAGGGTATCCTGGGGGTATGCATAGTTTAGCTTTAAAGCATTGCTGTGAGCACTATCTAGGAGTTAGTCTGGATAAGACTATTAGAGGCAATATTATTTACGAAGGAGCAAGTGATGCAGTAATAGTCTATGGCTGCCGAGATGTAGAATATCTCATTCCACTTATGAAGGCTCAGCTTAAAGCTTTAGAGGAGAAAGATCTTCTTAGAGCTATAAAACTTGAGAATATGTTCGTGGTAGTATTAGCTTATATAGAGTATTGTGGAGTTAAATTAGATGTAGACAAGTGGAAGGTTAAGATGGATAAAGACCTTAAAGTCTTTACAGATGCTATTGAAGCATTGGACAATTGGGTTATAGAGAATTGTGGAGAGAAGTATGTTGAGAAATGTGTTCAACAAGATCTCTTTAATCCTACATCTACTGGTCCTAAATGTAAAGTGAATTGGTCCAGTCCTAAGCAAGTTATAGAACTCTTTGAAGAATTAGGATTCAATCTCTGGACTAGGGATAAGAAGACTAAGGAAATGAAAAAGTCTGTAGAGGCCAAAATTATTAAGCCTCAAAAAGATGTTAGTCCTATAGCTGAACTATATCTAACTTACAAAGGTTGTGAGAAGACTTGTTCTACTTATGGTCAGAATTTCATAGATAACGTTAATCCTATATCTGGGAGACTTCACACTAACTTCTCACAGTTAATGGACACCGGCAGGTTGTCTAGTGGAGGTGGTGAAGATAAGGACATAGGTAAACCTATGGTTAACCTCCAAAATCTCCCTAATGACGCCGAAACTAGGGCTTGTTTTGTAGCAGAGCCCGGTAATCTATGGATTTCTGCAGATTATAAAGGCCAAGAAAGTGTACTTATTGCCAACATAGCTAATGATAAGGCTATGATTGAAGAATTTCTTCATGGTAGTGGTGATATGCACTCTCTAGTTGCTAAGGCAATTTTTCCTGAAGAGATTGATTGTTCTGTAGCTGAGATTAAAGAAAAGTTCCCTTTACTCCGTAAGAAGGCCAAAGGGCCAGAGTTTTGCTTTAATTATGGTGGGAATGACTCAACTCTTGTAGCCACTTATGGTTTCGAACCAGAAGTAGCAACAATGATTTATAATAACTATATGAATCAATTCTCAGGAGTTGCTGAATACCAGTCTTGGTGCCGTAAGGAAGTAATGAGAGTAGGTTATATTGAACATTGTCCTGAGTATGGCCACAAGGCATTTATTTATGACTATGACCAGCTTATGAAAGAGAAAGCTACTATGTCTGAACCAGGTTTCTGGGACAAATATAAACTGCTAAAAGCACAGGATCCTAAGCATCCCTCAGTAGAAATGGTAAAGCATTTCTTTCGTAGAAAAGCTGATTCTGAGAAGCAAAGCATTAACTACCGAATTCAAGCTCGTGGTGCTATATGCTTCAAAAGATTCTCCATAATGTTCTTTCAGTGGCTATGGAAAAATGACCTTCTTTTCAAAGTCAAATATTGCATTCCAGTGCATGATGAAGCTAATATAGAAGCTCCTGCTGAGATAGCAGAAGAAGTAGCTAATAAGTTAGTAGAATGTATGCGCAAAGCAGGACTCTTGTTCTGCAAAACAGTTCCTCTAGATGCTGATGTAGTTATAGGGGATCATTGGATCCATTAATATGGTTAAAGAAATTATAAAGTTTGGTGCTCCCTGGTGTCAGGGATGCATTTCAGCAGATACAGCTCTTGAGCAATTAGGAGCTATGAGGCCAGAGATTATCATATCTAAGATTAATATCGAGGAGGATGAGGTCATGGCGGAGAAGTATAAGGTAAGAGGTCTTCCGACCCTAGTCCTTATAGGTCTGGATGGTAAAGAAATTGGCAGACATACCGGTAAAGTAACTGTCCAGGAGCTAATTCAAATTGTTGATGGTAATGGACTATAATAAGGTACATGAAGAAATTAAGCAAACTTTTATTGCTAAGAATCGCGATTATGGTAACTCCTTTGAGAAGTCATTAAACAAGTTTGGGCTTATCGCAGGAGTAGTGAGGATCAATGACAAATTTGAACGCCTTGCTAACTTGTGCGACCGTCAACGATTAGCTGATGCACAGGTAAATGAGCCTTTGGCTGATACGTTAAAAGACATGGCTAATTATTGTATTATGGCTGCAGCATGGCTGGAGAATGAGTAACTATGAAAATTTGTGCACTGTCAGATTTACATGGTTATTTACCCAAAGCTGAGGACATGTCCCCATGTGATGTTGTGTGCATTGCAGGGGACATTAGTCCTCTTCATATACAACGAGATAAACTTTTAAGTGCAATATGGTTTGGAAATACATTCATTCCTTGGTGTGAATCCTTACCTTGTATCAAAATTATTCTTGTTGCTGGTAACCATGATTTTTTCCTAGAAGACTATGATAAACCTGGAGGTGTAACTCTTAAACTTGGCAAGGAGAACAAACTTGTTTATTTAAGAAATAGCTCCTACAAGTATGGTCATAAGACTTTCTACGGAACCCCTAATGTCACAGATCTTGAAGGATGGGCCTTTAGCTTAAATGATAAAGAAGCTCATGAAGTCTTTCAGAGGATTCCAAATTGTGACATTTTGATATCACATACCCCACCATTTGATGCTGCTAATACTGGTAATGTCTATGGTTCAGATGCCTACCCCGACTATGGTAGTTATGTTCTGAGAGATATGATCTGGGATAAGAAGATTGATCTTATTATCTGTGGACATGTTCACTCAGGAAATCATAACTTATCAGATTGGGGAACTCATAAAATAGTTAATGTAAGCTATTTAAATGAGGATTATAGACCTACATATTCACCGAAATTGATTACTTTATGAGAATTTGCTATACAAAAGCAGAAATAATACCTGATAATGGGCTCTTAAAAAACATTGAGCTTGCTGGTAGAGTATGTTACAAATCTGAGGATAAGATTACTGATTCCTCGGCAAAATCATTCGTTGAAATGATTAGAGGAAAAAATCATTTTTCAGTGCTAGAACATGGCAGCATATACCTTGTAGTGTCGAAAAGTTCTCCCCTGCCTCTACGTGAGCTTCCTTGGTGCCACATAATGGAAAATAATGGTAAAATTTATTACTACACGAATTTCAGATATATCTGTCAAACTCTTCCTACCCTCGCAGATATTATTTTGAAAGATGATCCTCTTCCGGAAGGTATAGAATTCTTCATTCCTGAGAAGGACGATCCTTACCGCAGAAGGTCTTTCAGAATCATTACCAACTTTAAAATCTCAGAGCAATATGTTAGGCATCGAGCATTTTCACACTCTAAAGAGAGCTCTCGATACTGTAACTATGCTAAGGAACGATTTAATAATGAAATTAGCATTGTTATTCCTATGGGATCTGAAGGTTGGTTTGGGTCAATGACAGGAACTCTTGAAGGTATAGATGATAAGTGGTACTTTACTCCTGATGATGGTGACAACAACGAGAGTATGAGGAACCAACTAGCATTATGCTTTCCTGTGGATGAGAAAAAGAGATTTGTCCTTAATCTCCTTGAAGAAGCTCCTAGACTTAATAAGGTTCTTTCTCGCTGCAAACTTGCAGAGTTAGACTATCTTGATGAAATTCAAAATGGTAGTCGCCCTGAGAATGCAAGAGATTTCCTTACACTCTATACTAAGACCGAGCAAATCATGACAGGATTTCAAAAAGATTGGCATGATCTCATTCAGAAAAGATGTGTTCCCGGGGCTCAGAGGGAAGCTACCTTTATTGCTACCCGAATTCGAAAAGATCTTGCTAGAGAAATATGTGGATATTCTAAAAAAGCTATGTTACAAGATCAGGCTGGTTGTATTTCCCTTGATGACATAGCTGTACTTGGTCCTGACAACTTTGAGGAAGCAGTTCCAATACAAGCAGCAGAACTTGAAGCTCGTTGGGAAGAAGAAAGAGCAAGACACGTAAGAGACATTGGGAGAAGATGATTGCAACTGACAGAGCTCCATTACTAGGCTTACATGATGTATGCATAGTTCCAGCACCTACCACTAGAATAGCTAGTAGGAAAGAATGTAACCCCTATTATTCTAAGGGGTTACTTCCTCTTGCTACAGCTCCTATGGATTGTGTTATTGATGAAACCAATTGGGAAACCTTTGCTAGCGCGGAGATTCTCACAGTTCTACCACGAACAGTATCTTTAGATGTTAGAAAGCATCTAATGATTAAGACATTTGTGGGGATGTCACAGACCGAGTTTGTGGAAACCTTCTGCCACAGAGATTCTGCAACTGAAATCCTTACAGTCTTAGAGGAAAATGATCTTAAGGCTAATATCTGTATAGATGTAGCTAATGGTCATATGCAAACACTCTTAGATCTCTGCACTATCGCTAAGGATACCTTTGGAGATAGACTTGTTCTAATGGTAGGAAATATAGCCAATCCCATGACTTATATAGAGTATGCAAAAGTTGGGATAGATTATGTTCGAGTAGGTATAGGAACTGGTTCTAGGTGTACTACTTCTGCTAATACAGGAGTGCATTTTCCTATGGCTACGTTACTAGACCTTATTCGTCGTATTCAACTGGCAGACTCTCTCCCATACTATCCTAAAATTGTAGCTGATGGTGGATTCAGAAATTATGATGATATTATTAAAGCTCTTGCTTTAGGTGCAGACTTTGTGATGTGTGGGCAGTTCTTTGCAGAATGTAAAGAGGCTTGTGGTAAGACTATAGTCTCTTCTGGAGGAGTAGTTGAACGTGAGTACTATGGCATGTCTACGAAGATTGCTCAGAAGAAGATGGGGAAGGAAGCCCTTAGAACTTCTGAAGGTATTAGTAGGACTGTTAAAGTCACTCATACTCTTGCTCAGAAAATTGAGAATTTTAAGGATTATCTTACCTCAGCAATGAGCTATTCGGATGCATATGACCTTCCTGAGTTCCAGGATAAAGCTCTCATCTATAAGCTTACTCCTGAAGCTAGAGTAGCATATTTTAAATAAGATGAAGACAATCACTTATGAAGAATTCGTTGAGAATTATAGACCTATAAAGAACCAATTTAATCCAGTTGCTGAGTATGATGGTACTTTATATAGTCCAATAGAATTTTCACGAATAGCCTCTGCTGCTTTACCCAACAGAATATTGTGGACATTAATGAAAGTCAGTTATTTAAACGAAGAAACTTGTGAATGTACTACAGAGAAATATGTTTACCAAGGATTACAGGAGTTTGGAGATGTCTTAGGATATTTCGTTACTGAAGAACCCTATGAATACGGTAAACCTTTCAATGTCAAGGTAGAGTAATAAAAATCCCCGATAGGTTATACGCCTACCGGGGAATTTTTTTTTAGACTTCAGGTTATCGTTGATTAAACGTAAATGTATCGTATATATCAAAGAAGTCTTGTGCAGCATTAAATCCAGGGGTTAGTCTTGATGTGAAGTAGAAAGGACGGGTCTTATCATTCTTATCTTCTTCCCACCATAATAAACCTTTGTAGTCTTTACCTACTACAAGGTCACGAGTTTCATCAATAGTATTCCTAAAGAACCCCATAAGATTAGTAACATAAGACATTACAGCCATAGGAGAGGATATAATATCTGTAGCACTACTAATGTCTACAAAGAAGGATGCCTCTAGATATGCACCATATAAAGATCTATATAAGTTCTGTGTAGCTAATTTAGTAGCCCATCCTGTAAGATCATCATCGGGTTCATCAGGTACTAAAGCTTTAGCTATCATAGCTGCCAGGAATAAACCTATAATAGACTGTAGTTCAAAACCTAGAGCCTTTAATTTTTGAAGTCTCAAATTACAAAATTCTTCGAATGTAAAGTCTAATTTAGATTCATTAGGATGCTGTCTAAAATATTCATCATATTGCTTGCGAGCGGCCTTCTCATTCTGCCCAATGTTATCTCCTGCAAGGTATCCTAAGATAGGTATAGATCTTAGTAGTAGTCTACCAAAAGACTTACCTATCTGTTCACCTCCAGTAGCGATTTCGCCCCATCCAACTCTGAATCTGCCTACATCATATTCATCGAGAATTTCATTCTTTTGAAGAGACTTGAATCGAACATTTAACAGTCCAGGAAGCCAGTTGCGATACTGCATGATAAGAGTACCAGCTATAGTAGTATTAGCAAGATACCTATCCTCTGCAGGCATAACACCTTTCACAGATGTAGCAGCGCTTTGGGCAATAGTTCTAAACCTAATAATATCTTCTCTAGAAAGCTTATCAATGGTCATCTTACCATCCTCAGACATATGAATAAGATCAGCTACAGGTATAGCATTAGGACTTCTTCTTAAGCTGACTAACTTCTTCTTATTCTCATCATAACCCCAAGCATAGAGCATAGATGTTAATACCTTACGGTCAATATTAGAGTCAGTCTTTTCTAGCAGATAGAAGGCGTTTTCGACATTGAAGATCCTATTAGTCTTATTAGCAGAAAGCTCTATAGCTCTCTTCTTCCAAATGTCTTCATTGCCTATATGGAAGAAAGCAATAGCTCCATAATACTTAGTAGGATCTTCCTTCTTAAGCTTCTCAGATAACTTAGTAGACTTCTTATTATAATAAAGACCTTCCATTTCTATCATCTGGAAGTTAAGCATAGTCTGAGCATAGTTTCTAAAGCCTAGGATAGGTTTAAATCCTAAAGTACTTAGAGAAGACCATTGTACAACTTTCTTAGCCAATTTACCAAAGCTATAGGTTTTACCCATGAAGTTAAAAGTACCTCCACTCTGAACGGATTTTCCATAGATATATAGATCAATAAATTTCTCTAATGTAGAAACATCATCTGAAGATAATCCTAGAGCTGTACGAATTTTACCAACCCACTTATCCATATTAGGAAGGTTGTCTTCTACGAAAACCTTAGCCCCATTGGTCTTAGCATGATATAAAAGAAGCTGAGCATTAGCCTCAATTTCTTTCATATGCTGATAAGTATAAACAGATTGAGCCATTAGCATTAAAACTCTTGATAGATCATAAGACTTATGTCGAAGACCTTTCTCTTCAGCAATCTTTCGAAGCTGAGTATTACGAGCAAAACGCCATTCATCAGTATCCTTTGCCAGAGTAGGATCTATAGCAGCTTCGGCTCTAGCTATATCAGCAGAAGTAAGATTGTCTTTAAGAGGATCTATGAAGAATAAAGGCACATGCTTAATAGGATTACCGGCATAGTCCATACCAGAAGTTTCATCCTTACTCTTATAAAGTACATCAGACTCATCCCTAGTCTCAAGAGCTCCAAGAGTAATAGCTGTAAGGTCTGTTAAGGCACCAATGCCATTCTTAAAAATAGAATCAAATAGATCATTACGTACATTGGCAATAAACCTCTGACTAATCGTTCTACCAGTGATATTTTCAAACTCTACGTTGAAATTTACATACATATTATAATAATCAACAAGAGGTTTGATATCTTTAATCTTATTAAACTCTTCACTATAATAGTCAGGATTCTCAACACGATATTTATCTCTAACAAACATGTTATACTTTTGGAACATTGCCCACTTATTATAGCTTAAATCATTCATCTTACGCCATGCAAGATAACGATTTTGTTCACGAGTCTCCTGAGCAGTTCCTTTAGCATTCTCAAGTCTAGTAAGCCATTCCTTCTTGGCCTTATTAAAGTCCTCTAAAGCCTTTCCAGTATATTGATAGCCTCCTTTAGGATTATGCTCAATTTGATAGTTATCTAAGAAGAATTTAGCACTTCTGGTCTTAATAGATCTAGCCTTCTCTAAATCCTCATAAAATTTTTTAGAATACTTATTAATAAGCTGACCAGTCTTTGTATCGACAATCATATTAAAAGCGTCTTGAACAGTTTTGTTATTAGCTTCCGCCCATTCCTGAAGAGCCTGAGTATGCCCTTTAACCTTTTCATAGGTAGTCATAAGCTGGTCGTGAATATTAGCCTGAGCACTTTTTAAAAGCTTGGAGAATGCTCTAAAGATAGGATGAGCAATTTCACTAACTTTACTAAACCATCCTGCCCACCAACCTACATGTTTGCCAGGCTGAGAAATGTCTACACCAGTAGTTGCTAATAACATATCTACAGGCTTTTGACTGAGTAAATTACGAATAAATAATACTTCTCGTAAAGCATTATTTAATCTCATTCTCATGTCAAGATCTTCATCAACATTAATAACATCAATTGCTCCTTGGAAAAAGTCTAAATATACATCTGAACGTTGCTTAAGTTCAAGAATTTCATTAGCAGTTAATGAGCCAGGTTGACCAAAAGGTATGGTTAATCTTCTCTGAAGAGATCTAGACATATCCTCTACTTCTCTAAATAAGTAAGAATAGTCCTGTCTTATAAGAATACTCTGAATAAGATCCTGAGTTCTTTGCCATGCATCTCTATCAAGTTGAGAGTTTGTTCTAAGATATTTACTATGCTGAGCATTACTAGTCTGGTAAAGCTTCTCTAACTGTCGAGCTAGCTTGGGGTCAAGATCAACTTCCTCACTTAATGATACAGGATTTAATGCATGTACTTCTAAAGACCAGGGTTTTACTTTACCAAATCCAAAGACACTAGTCTCACCAGTATCTTTATCAGCAGCAAACTGTACATTAATAGGTAACATTCTAGTGGCACCAAAGTTAACAACTACATTACGATTCTCTGCCTCAGCCTTCTTGCGAATACCATTAGTAAAGATGTTTTTATACTGAGTAATTTGGATATTCCAACTATCTTTAGTAGCATCAGAAATTTCACTTACAATCTCTCCACCTGATTCAGTAAATTCATGAGTTTTATAGTCATAAATGTCAATAACTCCATTAGAATAGATAGCTACTAAGTCACATGTACCAGCAATATCCCTAACTTCATCATAGATAATTTGCTCTGTAAAGATCTTCACACTACCTTTTGTGCCAGTTTGAGAATCTATATAAGCCTGTCTTGCTAATATCTCTCGATAAGAATTACTTGCAGCTTCCTTTAGATTATTAAACTGCTTATCAGTTAAACGTGCAGATTCTCTTATGTAAGCAGAAGTTCGAC